AAAAAAAAAAACAATACATTGAAAAAAAAAAAACAAATGCAAACAATTCAAAATCTCATTCAAGAATGGAAAATTTCTGAGGATCATCCTACCCTGACCTCAATCAAGGCAAATCTCGTCAAGGGGTTGAAACGCATCCGTGACAATACCCGTCCTGACAAGAAGATGCAGGCATTACATTTTCTTTCCGACAAGGTGGATGCCCAAAAATTTGAGAAATTACCGGCAAAAGAGAAAGAAACCATTTATAATATAGAAGCGGGAATCAAGAATCTCCTTTCCGATACGATACTGGATTCTTTGGGTAAATATTGTGTGATTCACAATCGTCGTGGGTGTAGTTTATGGGCTGCCGGCTACTTGTACACCAAACTTTTTCTCACCGAAAGACATCCTGGCGGTGTCTTTCAACTGGAAAAAGGTATAATGGAGGATGGAACTGTGTTTGCATTCCTCAAGGTCAAAGTCCAGGAAACGTATTTCTATCTGTACGGGACTGAGGAAGGAACGATTTATGCGGGAGACGAACAACCCGATCAGAGGCTGAGAATCGAAATCGTATGGCACGGTGAGGATTATGGTTTCATCTTGCGTTACAATTGGAATCATCTGTTATTTAGTGTAGCGGGTCTCGATTGTTCCTATACCTTTCCGGTCCGCGGGAATCCCGAGGTGGAGGGGATCGGCTTTTTTCAATGGTCCATCGTGCCGACAGACGAGAAGGGAGATCTTGTTCCACGACCGCAAAAACAACAGGATGGTATCGTAGATCTCCGCAAAGTGGCGACGGAGTCGTCTTTTGAAGACCAGGAGGAAGAACAACAACAACAACAACAAGAAGAAGAGGAGCCATATAGAGAGGCGTTGAATCAGGTCGTGGATGCCATTGCCAACAGCGCCAAACCGATTCCGCAAGCACAGCTTCGTAGCCTTGATACGGTAATAGGAAATTCCGCCGCTCATCTTGATGTCTTGAATACGGTGGCTTCTTCAGAATCGGATCATGTTCCCGAAGCCACCCGAGAATCGGCTGCAAAAGAAATCAAGCAGATCCAACAGACGCTGGCCTCGACAGTTTCCGACATCAATGGCAGTGGCAGTGTTGAGCCTGTTGTGACCACTGTGCTCCCGGTGCTCAAGAAACAAAATATACAGGCCCAAAAATTTATCCAGAAACATAAATTGGTGGAAATATCCGAAGAGCAGCAAGAAACGTTTCGCGCGGCACGCCACTTGTTTGCGGATTCTCAATCCCAGGTGGCTCTTTCCTCCATTGACAAACAACAACAAACCAAGATGCAAAAACAGATCGAGCAAAAGAGGAAAGCCCAACAGGCTCGCTTAAAATTGGAACAGGAAGAAGAACAGGAACAGGAAGAAGAGGAAGAAGATCTTTTGACTCTATTCCAATCCCAGATCGATCAATTACCTACTAATCAGGAAGAAAAAAGTAGGTTGAAAAAACGTGCTACTGGTTACTCTCAAGATCGCCGAAAAGAATTGTATCAAGCGAGTCACAAGAATGGAAAACGTGCGGTGATGAAAATCTTGCAACAGCAAGATACACAAGAAGCTCAGGTACAGGCGCAAAAACAACAACAGCAACAGCACCGGAAAGAAGACCAACAGGCAGCAAAGGCGATGGAAATAGTAAGAAAGAAGCGTCAAGAACAACAGGAAGCAGCGGCTCTTGCAGCAGCCAAGGAAAAGGAGAGAAAACAGGCCCAATTAGCGACAGCGGAAGCTGAAGCGATGGTGAAGAGGATGCAGCAACAAAAGGCAGAGGCGACGACGATCGCACAGAAACGACGCAAGTTTGCTGCAGCCGCCGAAGAGGCAGCTCAAAACGCCAGAAAAAAACATCAACAGGCTCAAGCTCTTGCTGCAGTAGCCGAGGCCGACAAGAGAAAACAACAACAAGCACGCGTGACAGCTCAAGCACTGTCTCGTAAGGAGAAACAACAAGCAGAGGCTGCCAAAGCCCTTGAAGCGGCTCTTCAGAAGGAGAAAGAAGCCATCAAGGAAGCCGAGACGGCCGAAGCCAATGCTCGACAACAACAACAGCGCGCTTCCGAGGCAGAAAAAGTGGCTCTCCAGGCCAAGAAAAAGCATGAAGAACAGATACAGGCTTCCAAGGCCGCAAGGGACGCCGCTGCCGCTCAACAACAAAAAGCCATCTTGGCGGCCAAGGCATTGCAGTCTCAGGAACAGGAGAAGCGACTGCAGCAACTCAAGATAACGGCTCAGAAAGCCTCGCTTGGATCCGCAGAAGAATCGATCGAGCGTGCAAAAGAAATATTGCGACAAAAAAATAGGAATGGTGCCGAGGAAGCATTGGCGGGACTTACCGGGATCGCGATCAAAGCCGCCCAACAGGTTCAGCAGTCAACCGTTGCGCTCAAAGGAGTGGATAGCCAACGCGTGACGGCACTGACCCAGGTTTCCCAACAGGCATCGTCTCTTGCCCAACAATTAGTCGATATATTACCTTCCTCACCAATTAAGAAAGAGGCGGGTCAGCTTACCCAGCAAGCGACTAAAAAATCGGCACAATTAAAGGTCCTTACACAGCATTTACATTCGACGCAGAACGGTAAACAGATGCTACAACAACTTCAGGTGGCCCAGGGTATGAAAAAAACCTTGCCGACCTTGGAAGCCCAAAAAACAGTGGATAAATTAGAACGGACGATTCAAACGGCAAAAAGAGAAGCACAAACATCTTCTACGGCGGGAGATACTGCTCACGCCGAAGCGCTCACAGAAATAGCCCGAAATGCGACCCAGACCGTGCAAAAAATATCCGACATTCTTCAAAACAAAGGACAGCGGGCGTCGTCGTCGTCGACGTCGACCTCCACGACGACAGGTATCGGAGGTTTCTTTTCGAATCTATTTGGTGGTGGTGGCGGTAACAACAACAATGACGACAGTAATAATACCGTCATTGCTGATCAGGATGAAAAGCAAAAGCAAAAACAAATGCAAGAAGATGTCTGGGAGGAAAAACCTTTTCCGGTAAAAGATCCTAAATATCAGTCCATGACTCCGAGGGCACGACGTCTCTTTCCCTCCGGTTTTCCTATCTCCACCATGACAAAGGCCAAGATTCATGATTCCATTCTTCATCTTGGTGGTGAGATGGAGGACGGAAGAACCAAGAAAGAGAATCTTGAATATTTAAAGGGTCTTGTTTACGGACAGATCCGACCGTCTCGACAAATCCAAAGAAGACAATTCCAGAAATCCGCGCCTGCAAAATCATGGGATGAACGTATGGAAAAATATTGTAATGTGTTTGACGATGAGGATATCAATCCTTTTAATGCATCCGGGAGGCGGACAAGACCCCTTCCCGGAGGCTACACCCATGAATTACTAACCTCGCTGTGTGAGGATCCTCGAACTTTTTGCAATAATCGTCATTCATCGACAAGCCATGCCTACAAGAAATATTGTGCCGTCTAAGATGCCTCGAAAAACAAGGCATAATTCCTGAGATCATGTAATCCGTACGAATCAGGTAAGGGATCGATAGGAATCCCGCAAATCATCGACGTCTCTATTTGCATGTAAGGGGGTCCATCGACCTGGTAGCCTTCTACTGTCCCATCATATTGTTGAGGATTTCTCTGATCAATGGTTTCTATCTGCCAGACTACACCACTCTGGGACATGACCGATCGCAAACCTCCGACGTACTTGTCCGTAAACGTTGTATCGCCAATAAAAGGACCCGCAAATCCAATCATCTTGGAAGGAACTACGGAAAAACGGAAATAAAGATAGACACCCATCATTAGCTGCAACGCGCCACCCAAGCTGTGTCCGGTCAAATACACCGCTTTGGAAGGGCTCAACACCTCTTGTAGATCGACCTGACCCATGAGACTGCAAAAGGCTTCTTGAAAGCGATCATTCACCATTCCAAGACATCCCTCACCCAGAAGAGGAACGCACGATACAAGCCTCCGATTCTTATGGATATCCTGACCTGGAGCCGTGTTCTGGGTTGGTCGAAAGACAAAGACAGTTACCGCACTTGTTTGATAGATTTTCATCCTCGTGTCGTACTTGCCATGTACGTCTTGAATGCATGGATATCCTCGGACATCACTACATCCATCCCATGATACCGCGTCAGAAAGCACGACGAGATCCTTCATGATCGGGTCTTTCCTCCATTCCTGAGGACAAGGCGTGGAGGGATAACCCGTTACTGTTGTCATCATCGCCAGCACCACCCACCAACATTTTAGGAGAAAAAACATTATTTTTTTCTCTTGAGACAGTGTTCCTTTTTAAATATTCTATTTTAGCTTTTTCGTCATGGGAATCTTGAAGAAACGAGTCAGATAGCTGATAAAACCCATCCAACATTCATGGATTCGATAATAATAATGCAACGCGTCCTTATGGTCTTGATAAAATCGGTAGATATCGTCGGGAATCGATTGCGCTTGATGTTTACGGATTCTGGTCATGATAACATTCATCATCTGAATCATAGGACCCCAAGAAGGATCTTTCATGATCTGAAGAATCTCATTGATATTTTTAATCAAGAGCGGGGGTGGTTGTAGATCCTTGAATTTCGTCAAAAAGTTTTGTAAGATGCGTGGTGTTTTTCCAATATCGCCTTCATTCCATGTCATCCCATAGATGGAGAGAGCCTTGGAAGTTGTGGTATCGTCAAGAAGAAAAGAACTACAATATCGTCGTTGAAAACATTCTTCCAGCCTTGCTTTTTCTTCGGGAGGGGCACGATACAACGTAATACCATTTCTATTATCAAACTTTCTCCAAGGATATTCCCCTATTTCAAGCAAATTCAGATAGAATGCTTTTTCTCTTTCCAGATCGGTGAGAAGACTCAGAGGGGAATTATAGATGGAAGGACTCTCCGTTCCCTTGGTGCGAAAAAACTTTCTTACTGTTTGCCTGTTGCGAATCGTAGTGGCAATATCTAATCTATAGATTCTTTTCAAGATCTCTTCAAAAAATCTCTGGATACGATAACCCATGGATTCGGGAGAAAAGGGCTTGGGGGCGATTTTATCACGTGCAACGTCTGTTCTTGTCATCAGAGCGTACCACAGATAGGAAATGAGTCTGTACAGGTCGAAACCGGGAATATAGTAGGGGAACATGCCATGATCCGAAAAGCTCCCGGCAAAGCCTTTGCCCACAAAACCATCAAAGGTAACATTGGGTTTGGCTGCTCGTTTTACATTCTTGCAATAGACGGTCGAGTGTCCAAAATCGATGATGGTAGGAATATTTTCCACATTTTCCAGTACATAGAGGGAATCCAAAACCACGAATTCTATGAATGGAATCCGTTCGACGTTCCTGCATACAATGTTCTTGGCGTGCAGATCAAAATGCGTAAACAGACAGACCTCTTGACCAATCTCCAAGGCCAGTACAATTTGAATAAAAACCTGGAGAAAGGATTCCATCAACGGTGGATTATAGGGTTGGACGAGAAGAGAGGACATATACTCTTCCAGGTTTTTTCCATTGACCCATTCCAAGGCAATCACATTGCCCTTGGAGGCATCATCGTTGTACATGGCATAGGTATACATGTAATTAGGAATCAGGGCGCGTAAACGGTTGATGGCGTAAATTCCCACGATATATTCATGTAGAATATCCGGAAAGGAGACAATGCTTCTTGCGAATTTCAAAACGATGGGAATGTGAAGAAAAGTGATCTGAACTACATCACCAGACGTGTTGGCCGCTCCACTAAGAACCCGTCTGGATTGGCTTTGGAATAACCATCGATTGCGATCGACATGGATAGGTGGAAATTCGACGGAGAGTTCATAAGGAGAAAGGGAATAAAATACCCATTGCATGTAACACCCGATCGAATACATGAGGGAATGATCACGAAAATTTCTTTGAAACAAGTCATGACATTCTTTTGAACTTCCTCGATCTCCTTGATAATTAAAATTTCGAATCATATTCGGTGGAGGACAAGTAATGATATCGAATCCTCGTGGGTCAAAAAATACATAACTTCCTTCCATTTTTATTCTTGGGAGAGAGGAATTTTTTTTTTTTTTTGAAGCATGAATCATTGTTTATTGAGGGGCCAACGAGGCCATATCCACCGTTGTATATTTTTGAAAGAGAAGATTGTCGTGACTTATGATGAGCATCGTTTCCTTCTTACTCAGCTTTTCAATCAATCGCACGACCAGATCACGTGTCTGTGCATCCAGATTGCTCGTGGGTTCATCCAGGACCAAAAGATTTCCTTGTTGTGTGGAAGAAGAGAGCAGGCATCGAAAAAGAAGCACGAGTCGTCGCTGTCCTCCAGACAGATATGAGCCTTCTTTACCCACATTCCGATCAAGATCCTGGATATTTTTCACCAAAAGAGGGACATAGCCATGTTGTTTTAATCGGTCCATGCATTGCTCCCTGGAAAGAGAATAGCCATAAATCAGATTCTCATAGAGGGATCGTTCAAAAAGAATCGCTTCCTGGGGCATATAGATGAAATTTTGACGCCATTCACGGCGGATCTTGGGATCAAAGCGGAGACTGTCCTTCAAGATCATGGTTCCTTTTTCAAATTCCAAAAGACCGAGAATAATCTTGAGAAGCGTGGTTTTTCCTACACCGATTTTACCGCGCACAATCGTGGTCGTGCCCTGTTGGAGAGTCAATGAAAAATTTTTAAGGATCCACTTTCCCTTGTGACGGAATCCTATATTTTGGAGAGAAAGATGAATATCCTTTGGAGGCGCGGAAGGCATGGTGGGTTTTGACGGCGACGACGACGACAAGGAAGAATCAAGAAGAATATGAGAAATCTTTTCTTCCGTGGAACGCATATTCCCGATGGTGTAGATGAGATAGGCCAGATGGCCAAAAAGCTTCATCACATCGTTGATCCAATACGTAAAAATAATAAAAAGACTCACCATCGTTCCTATTCCAATCTTTTGGGCCAAGAATAATCGATAAGCTCTGTAGAGGATATAGAAGACCGTAATCAAGAATATGACAAGAACGATATTTCGGTAAATCAATAGATGAATCGAATAGGTCTCATAAATGTCTCGAAATCGTCTTTCCTGATTTTCAATAGCACTCAGTTCTTGATCGGTGGTACCCTGGATGTAGACTACGGACGAATTGTGGAGGACATCTTCCATGTTGGAAATAATCTTGTTATGCTGGATATCCCGAGACTTGGATTCTTCCACAATGAGGGGAAGGATAAAAAAAGAGAGCGCAAAAAGAATCAGGACAATCACGGCAAAGATATAGAACAATTGTCGATCGACAAACAAAAGGTATCCACCAACAAAAAGCAACAATAACAAACTTGGACATATTGATTCAATCATATAGGTGTAGATCTCTGTCGTAAAGAGAGGATACTTGGTAAGTTGTGTGATCAGCTCCATGCGATGAATCTCTTCTCCGGGATGCGTTTCCAGATAACGGAACAATTTCTTGTACGACTCTTCTCTCACGTGGCTTTCCAGCATTGAATTGACCTTGAGCTCAGTATAATCATAAAGAATACGAAGAATGATGGCCAGGATCCACAACACCACAATGATCAGGGAGCATCGTAGGACTGCGGAAGAATCCTTGATATTTTCCATCCATCGACCATAAAACATGGGTAGCACGACTTCTTGTAATGGGAACGAAAAAATGGATACAAAAGAAAGTCCCGTAAGGGAAGGATATTTGATGAAAAAATTACCAATTTCACGCATTATTATTCTTTATTTTTTTTTTGCAAGACATAAAAATTTATAATTTTATTTATAAAAAATCATGGAAAAAGAGCTACATGAAAACTTGGATACGATTTATAAGAAGCTAATTCAATTAAGTTTACAAGATTATATTATCAATTCAAGATCCTTGTATGAAGTCATTTTTCGTTTTCCTGATATTCGAGACATAGAGAAAGAATTGGTTAGAATAGAATTTTTAACTCTTTTCAAAAATTACGAGATCAAAGACTATTCATTGCGAAAATGTTTGATAAAAATAATGCGTAAATATGCAATTCCTCTTTCTCCTCCTCCTGTTGATTCATTTGAACCTTATCGAGATATACATACTTTTCAAAAAATCTCAGAGTTGATTCATTTCAATAACCCAGCCCTTGCTATTTTCAAACGTCATTATCTACAGAATCTGACAACAGATTTATTTCATGCAATGATGAAAGCCTTTTATGAATCTTCAAACTCATTGATAGATGAAAATCAAGTAAAAAAAGAGCTTGATGATTTTGTTGATCATAAGACGACTGAAAGAATTCCATTGTCCATCGGATTTGAATTTGAATTTTCATTTTTATCTTTGATGTTTGCAGAATCGACACGCAATACAGCGGATCATGCAATCAAGGCGAATTATACTCGTCCAATCCAACTATCTACGACGGTAGAAATATCAAGCGATTTTGGTTCAGAGCAAGAAAGTATTCAAGTTTCTCTTTTTGGCACACGTAATACATGTATCATACAATTACCCAATGGGCAAATGGAGAGAATAGAAATACCTGCTGAAAGAGCGCATCCAAGATATATGTTAAATAATTGTGAATTTATAGTCACGTATAGACAACCACAACTGGTATCTATTTCTGAACTTGAAAAATTTATATACACAAAATTTATAGAGGCCAATAAAGATATTATAAAGGTGTTGAAAGAAAAGTTTGTTCGTGCTAAAATGCAGAGTCAAGAGGTAAATTTTTTTACAGATCGTGTTTTGTATCATCCACAACAACGCATGGGTCTTTTTTCAAAAAAAGAAAAAAACCACATGTGGTTTACTCCACAATGTTCTATTGGCCTTTCGGTTGATTATCTAAAACCTGTAATGAACGAATATTATCGATTAATTGGTAAATCGAATAGGTGTTATTCTCATTCGGAATATGTTACTCGTTTCATTTCATTATTCGCATCGTGGGATAAGACACTTAGAGATTATTTCTTCTTCTTTTATTATTCGTATTTAACGCGTCATTGTCGCAAAGCAAAATTGCTTTTTTTGAGGGTGAAATTTCGACAAGCATGGTATTATTGGATCGGTCCACAACGACTTGAGCAATTGAAACAGATTGTAGGCGATAGTAGATATATTTTTTCATCAATTTTTAGGAAATATTTTGATGATGTTCATGGCATGGGTCCATGTCCTGAAAATGTACAAAATACACAAGAATCAACAACATTCCCCATGACAGAAGAAAGAATTATTATCGTTGAACTGCGTAAATTTCCCATTAAATATCATAATATATTAAACATAGATTAACAATCTTATTTTGATTTTTCAAGGATAGGTCGTGGACGACGAAAGAAAGAATGACGCAAGATCTTGGCCATCCAATACGTATTGAGTCCCACCAGATTCCATCCCAAAAATTGATGCATCAAGGACATATCTATAGAAGATGTCCATAAATGTTTGGTCAATCCATACACGCGATAGTAGGCAAACGTAGAGGCAAACAACAGATCGTTAAAACCATGACGAATGCCATAGGCTCGAATCACCAGAAACACCGTGCTGATTTCGGTTTTAAAGAAAGGAAGAATGAGATCGTAAGAGATCTGCGGTTGTTGAAACATGGTTGTGAGACATAATAAAATACTCAAGATGTGATGATAGATCATATCGGGTTTCATATACGGAGGACGGATAAAATCGTGGATACACAATAAGATCATGCCGTAGAGAGAGGCCTCACGACGGTAGGGTACAAGAAGATCAACATGATGGATGGAAAGAAGGAACAATAAAAACAGGGCGCATACCGAGTTTTTGGATAAAAAGATTGTCATTTACTTTGATAATGACAATCCATATCTTTTTAATTTCTTTTAAAGAAAAAATGAGACCCGTGTGGATGATGGGCTTCTCAGCCTTTTTTTATTCTCTCCAGTATTTGGACGCTCGACTCCTTCGCAACGATTTTTGTCTATGGATGATAACATTCTGTAGAGGCCTGTCGGGTCTGCTGGTCATTATAATATGCATGGCGTGGTGGAGAACACCTCATCCTCTGGGATTGCAAAAAAGGGCACTCTGTAGTCGTGGCATCCTTGGCGCGACCAATATTGCCCTTTCCTTCTATGCCGTCCAGCATCTCCAGCTTTCGGTGGCCACGACCCTTCTTTCCACAGCACCTTTGTACACCGGGATCCTTACCTGTTGTGTACATAGACTTCAATGGAAATGGGGAGATACCGTCAGCGGTGTCTTTTGTCTCGGTGGTGTGATCTTGATGTCGTATGAAAAATTCACCAATCCTCCGGACCATTATTTTTACTGGGGATTTATTGCTGCGAATGGTGCTGCCTTTGTGAATGCGCTTATCAATATCAGCATCTATGGCGTCCGAGAAGAATCGGCCCTCACCATTGTGGGATATGCCATGTTTTTCGGCACACTAACCGCCATCCCAGGACTTTGGGTGGGCACACAACGTCACCATATCCCCTTCTGGAACGAGTCCAACAACACCCTAAAATTGTGGCTGGCCTTGGTGGGTACGGGATCTCTCAGTGTTGTGGCACAGCTCTTGAAAACCAACGCCATCCAGGCGTCTCAAGAAAACATCCGCATCGTCCTCCTTCGTTACCTGGACATTCCTTTTTCCATTGCATGGGATTGCTTGTTTTTTGGATCCCGCTTGACGATGCGAGAAATTGTTGGGATTGTTTGCATCCTTATCGGTGTAATGATCCGAGGCCTCATGAAAAAACCATGTAGGACGTCTCCTCGTCCCACTGCATTTCCCACTCCAACTCCGACTCCGAATCCAACACCCACCAATCATTGTATTCTTGAAATTATTAATTAAAGCTTTAGCGCAATTTTTTGTGTCCTTGAAAAATAAAATAAAATAAAACGACCGCGTCTTTTATTTGTTCTATGCTCCCCCAAGACATCATTCATCGATGGCTTTTTGAGTCAGAATCGAATTAATTTGGGAAAACGTATCCTCGGGATTCTGCACGACCCTGGGATGGGTTACACCGGGATGTCGTAACAAACTTTCATCATTTCCATCGGGTCCAGTACTATCTCCAAAGTACCAAATCTCTTGATACGTCTCAAGAGAAGGAAGCATCGCAATGATCTGAGATTTATCCCATCCCCGTGGGAAAAGAGCAATGCCCACGCTTCCTCCCTTTCGAATCTCAATCTCTTTTTCTTCTCTATTTTTTTCCAAGAGAAAGGCGCGCAGTCTTTCCATAAGATATTCACGGTAGGATAAATGGTGCTCAAGAAAACAACGCCTCTCGGCCTTGGTGGCCGTCATCCCCACACAAGAAATATACACAATGCCTGTACGGACATCGATCATATGACCCCCCAAGGGATAAGGAGTCTCGGCCAAGATTCCGAGCGCTTTTTTGATCAACGTATCTATCACAGCTCGAGCTCTGGGATGATCGCTTCTAAGATCCTTGCTTTGATGCAAGGATCCGTCACGATAATATACACATCCACACTCGCTAAAAATGTGACGAAAAAGATAGGCACCATCGCCCAATTGATCCAAAATTTTAGAATGCGTTCCTCCTCCGACAATCCCAAGCTCGTAACCCTTTTCTTTTAATTGTTGGAGTTCTTCAAGCATGCAATCGGAAATCTTTTCCCCAGAATGCGCCAGCGTATTGTCCACATCAAATAAAAACAATTTTTTTCCCAGAACCATGTCTCTTCTTGTTCTTAAAGAAAGATAATCTTCTTGCTTTATTATTTTAAATTCCAATCAAGTTCCCAATGGGGCACTAACAACTAACACAAAACCAAAATCAATCAACAAGACAGAGGCAGACTAAAAATTAAAAAGAAGAGGCACGGGCCTTGGTTTGATCCACGCTCTTGTAGACTTGAAGCGCCTCCCTCTCCGCGATCGTTTGCTTGCTGGGGTCTTTTGTCCTGGCATGCTCGACGAGGTTCTTCTGGTTGTGTGACATCATAGCGCGCAGCGTTGTTGCCAACATCCTCTTTCCTGCCTCCGAGACCTTGCGTTGCTGGGGTTGGGTTTGGGTGTTCATGGTTCTGTTCTGTGGTAGATGAGAGGTTTAGACTGTAAAGGAAAAATTAAAAAAAAAGTTAGAGGAGGGAATCGAAATGCAGAGACAAGTCAATCTTTCTGGTGGGGTGAGGGGGTCCCTGTCTTCACTTTTTTTTGTGTGAATATCGAGATCATACTTCTATCCATTTTCTTTGAACGGGTAATCGCAACACACGATAACCAAGAACGATTGGATAATCAAAATAATGTCCATACCGCTGGATTTTTCCATAACGACACCATCGATCTATAAATTGTGAAGCAAGAGCATCCCAATCGGAATAACGGGGAACCGCAATACCTCTTGCTCTGTGAAAATAGGAAACCAATTCAAGTTGATGATTACCTTGTCTTTGCAAAAAAAGAGAAAACAGGATACAAAACTCGTGATAATTAGTGTAAGCCTCTGGGGATTCATAACAGCATGCCTCCAAAAATGCATAATACTCTTCCTCTAACATCTCTTTAGGAAATTTTTGATACGAGGGAGAACAATTGTTACCCATTCTTTAATTTTTTTTTTTTGAAAGAGGAGCTATTTAAACCTGCGTTGGTGATCCCTTTATAATCATAGATGTGGTGGTCGTGGTGGACGACCTTGACCACCACGACGACGACGACCACCACCACCACCACCACCACCACCACCACCACCACCTCCACCACCACCACCTAAATAATTTGGTTGGTCAAATAAGCTTTGTTCTACTTCCTCCATTTGTCTCCTTCGACTCGAGCGTTGTCGGATTGTCATAGTCAACGGCGAAGGCGGGGATGAAGACGAGGCTGGTAGAGAGAGGTTAGGACGATAGCGCATCGTCGATTGCGCCCCTACAGCGACAGGGATGGAGGGGGAGGAAAGAGTCGCCGGTGAAGAATATCGCGTTAAATATCTCGCTGTGGTCTCGGAGGGTGGAACAACGCCCATTCGTAACGAATTCTTCATTTCTTCTTTGACTCGAGGATCCATGTTGCTGTGCTCGATAACCTTTTCGAGGATTCGTTCTTGCATCATATATCTCTGTCTTTGTTTCTGTAGCGCACGTCGAGCTCCGTATGCAGATCTGAAACCCGAAAATAATAATAAATAAGAACTGAAGAATGTTCCCGCCATTGCTTTTGCGGAGCCGAATAAAAGATGTTGCGTGAACAATGACATGTAGTAATTGAAAACACTATCTTCATGCTTTAACAACGGAATAACAAAAACGATCGTCATATAGAAAGACAAGGACACGATGACGTCTACTACTAAGGGAGGGAGGATAGGTGTAATTACGCTTTCTAATAACCATGTCACTTGACCGCCTGATAACAGAAAAATCCAGCCCATCAATAGATAAAACCCGCCCAGAGCCCCGTTATACACCCTGTCGGATTTACACTTTTGATATTGAGCTTTCATACGTTCTAACACGGGATCATCATCTATTCCCAAAATTTTTTTTGCATCTATCATTTCCGCAAAATATTTTAGAGTCGAAACCACATAAGATTGATCATCTCGTAAAGTATACGAGGTAGAGGAAGTGGGTTCTTTTCCACAATGAAGATTGCCTCGTACATACAAGCGGTAAAATGCAGCCACAAGAAATAGTAGTGTGAAAAATAACGATATCATGTTCATGATTTGAAAACGCTTCGGCGGACTCGTTCTATCCGCATTCATCATGAGGTCCAATATCTCGGTTTCTTCTTTTTCTATATTCCTGCGAAAGCTGGTGCACAATGAGAGGTAGAGTAGATGGATATCGTGACGCACATCGTCTTCCAGATCATTAAGATAGAGGCGAATGATGAGGAGGAGTTTATAAAAATCTTTGGGTATGCGGACGGATTGTCTTAATTCTTCCATACTGCTGATGTCTCCAGTTTGTTGTGAAGAAGCAGGCAACATCTTTTTAGAAATGATGGAATTTTTTTTATGTGTAAAAAAAAAAATAATTCCTTTTGGATTATTTTCTTGAAATGACATTTTTGACACCAAGGTAAAATTAAAATTTTATATATCTTGGGATAAAAAATAAAAACACATGAGAGGTCGTTCAAGTAGTTTACCCAACGTCGCCGATTTTTTATATCCCCCTCCTGATGAACAAGAAGATGTCGTTAGTGGTGGTGGTGGTGGTGGTGGTGGTGGTGGTGGTGGTGGGGGTAGTGGTGGTGGTGGTGGTGGTGGTGGTGAAATATTACCTCCGCCTCCTCATGCGCGTCCAAGATCGAGTCAGGGAACCATGTCAACCCCTAAAGCTTCCATCAAAGGAGGACGAGGACTATTGACTGTGGTCGATTTTCGAGGAAAGAAGGCGATGAAGAAACAAGATTTGGCCTCGACGACCCAGGCGGGAAGAAAAAGAATTCAACGACAGTTTTCTAATATGATCAAAGTGACTTCCATGGACGACAAGCATTTTGCAAAACCATTATTCAAGGATCCGGATAATACATATTTTGTGATGCAGTATTTGGAAGACCATCAGTCTCTTGCCGAATTACTCAGTTCTCGTTATTTTCTCAAGCCCGAATCGCGCAAATATATCGCCAATAGTCTCTTACATATCGTTGATAAACTTCATAAAGCGGGGTACGCGCATGGAGATATCAAACCGGAAAATATCATGGTTCGTGTGCGATATCTTGGCGACAAAGACAGGGAAAAAGTCGATTCGGTAAAACTTATCGATATGGAATCTCTCTTGTCCGGCGATGAAACCGCTCCACCGTTAGTTACATCAGGAACTATTGATTTTTTCCCTCCAGAAATGAAACAACGATCCCCGGGGGATCCCCCCTTGACCTTTGAAAACTACATGGCTTATGATTTGTGGGCAGTCGGGAATATTTTACTATCCTTTACGTTTAAAGAATACCAATTCCCCTTCTTGTCCCCTAAAATGCCAAATCCTAATCTTATTTTAAAGGCTCAGCAAAGATTGAGTGAATCCGGATTTCCTTCCTCGTTGCTCCATCTGAATCTTCGTCATCGTCTTATGCATTCCATGCCTTCAAAGCAAAAGAAAAGGTCCATGTCCTTTTAAATGTTAAATGGATAAAAAGAGCAGGTCATGAATCCTTCCAGAATCTTGTTCATGGTTTCACATAATTGGGAGGGGTCGTGATATTTAGGGCACCAGGCGTCCTCTGTGTTTTTCTCAATCTCAAACAACATGTTCAAGAGACTGGCCTGTCTAATCGTGAGTCTTGGATTAACGGGTATCAAGACATACACACCCTTGCGTGTGATGACGAGGTGTTGACGGTAGCCCTTGGTAAGAGTGATCAAGATGTCATTAGAGGATGGAAAATCAGACGCGCAATCTCTGGAAGACGAGAGAGGATGAGTATGAAAAAGAATCTTTTGTTGGCTATTCATGTCGTATGGACATGGAGGCACCCTTACGTCCTCGTCCAAAACTTTCAAGACATTATAATTCATATCCATGATCCCCGTGATATGTTTATGTTTTCCCACCATTTTCCATATTTTTTTACAAATCTCCATCAAGTTTTAATATTTTATATCTTAAAACTCGAAATAATTCATAGCCGGTTTTTTTTTTTCTTCAATGGGAAGATAAAAAAAAAACCGATCCCAGATGACCTTTCTGAATATTTTGCGCATTATTATTATTTTAGTCAAGATCCTTGTGATTTCTCTGGATGTTACCAAGATTACGGTATGGAAGCTTCATAAAATTGTCCTTACCGAGGACGTTCACCGTCTCAAGATTATTATTGATGAGATTTATTTCGTCCTCATGGCCCTATTTATTGTGATTCTCTTCCATGGCGTCTTTTTAGGGCGTCAGAAAGAATTGCGTTTGCAAAGAGAAGATGCGATACTAATCGTAATCTTTACCCTCATTATCGTCTTTAATTCTCTTGTCAACGTCTTTGTACCTCATCCTGACAATTATAATGCTTAAGCGCACGCACATATTCCTCATCTCAATACAATCATAAAGGTTTGTTTATAGAGAGAGGGTGTTTGTAGGATGGTTTGTAAAGAGTTGGGATTCAAGTCATACAGAATTAGAGGCGCTTCGCAAAAAAGCATGGCATCCCGTGAAAAATTGTCGGTATCCATGACAAAATAATCTACGATTTTTATCTTTTTCGAGGACGAGGGAGACAAGCTTAAAGCGGGCGTATAGTAATGAGCCAAATGACGCGCAAGTGGTGCATTCAGACGGAGGTGTCGAAGCACCGTGGCGTTCTTGGAAAAGAACATGAGATGATTCCAATCCTCTTCTCCCTTGTAATAATTTTGAATCGTTTCGATGAATCCCTGGACGCTATCTTCGGTGGAAGACAGTCCATTATACACAAGATTGGTGATTTCGGGATTCTTTAAAACAAACAAGATTCGCATCCAATCTTTTTTGTGCGGTTGAAACATACGCAGGAAATCATCCAGAGAATAAATGGATGGATCCAGAAACCACTGACGACCCATACATACGACCGTGACACTGATATACTGGGATATGTTAGAAGGCTTGGCAAAATTAGACGTGATAGAAAGAGGATTATTGGCAAGATCACGTGGAGTTTTGACCCCGCCGTGGTAACACACGATGACCATTCTATACTTATATACTTCCTTATTATTTTTTTTTTTCAACTTGCATTCGTTTTCTTATCCGACCGGGGACTCGATTGCTTAGAATTGGTCTTGCTACTCAGGATGACCGATAGTGCATTTTCATCTTCCTCGACGACGGGTATGTCGTCACCTTCCAGAAAGGTCGAACCGTGGATACAGGCCAGCACCCAAAAACAAAGCCCGATCTTGGAGATGATAGCCATGACACTGAACATCAGAAGGGCGGAAAAGTAGGACACGATTTGCGTGATCTCAAGAACCCAGATGACGGGGAAGACCATCCTCGATAAAAACAAACATCGTCCGGTAAAAAAATACTTCTTGGCGACCTCTTCTCCAAAATATTTCTTGACCAGCGCGTAGTCAAAATCATTCAGAAAGAAAATCCATTGCGGGAGGAAGAAAAAACAACCCATCGTAAAATATATCCACCGGCTGACACCGCACGTGTATGCCCCTAAGAGTCCGCAAATGTTCATAAAAATGTCCAGACAACATAGAACAAAGATGCTCGGGAAGGGAAACCGACCCATGATAGCGACGACCACCAGCATGGTCGGAACGGTGACAGTCCAGTCAAGATACTCTGCTCCCCGAAGAAAATGGCCGTCTCTCGACCTTATCATGAGTATCTTGTCGTATATCATGTAGTAACAAATAGAAGAGCTTCCACTAATAAATCCGAGCAGATAATGAACAAACCGTCGGCTCGGAAGTAGCTTGAACGAGTCGAATAAAATATAAAAAAAGGTGGCGCCCATGATGACCGAATCTACGAGGACCACGACATCTTCTTTTGTGATCATCATAAACTATTTTTGTGAAAAGCAGTCATTTTTTTAAATATAAGTGAGTAGTAGAACAAGTTTTTAAAAAAAAATAAGAATGAATTCATTATTTTATTGGTATCCGACGTTTCGCGACGACCGGATGCTTGTCATGCTTTTCCGAAACATGATGAAAACCAAATCACCAACAGAAAACCACGATCCCTTATTTTTTTCGTTCAAGGACCCCCCACCGTTTCTTGCACTACATAAAATAGTATCGGTACCAATTGTGCCATAATCATGACGAGCCAGAACGTGTCGACAAAAAACGAACCGTCTCTGTCTCTATTTCCATTTCCGGTGATTCCTTTCATGGCGATTCCAGAAATGGCACAAGTATAAAACAAAATATACGGTAAAAGAATGAAAAACGTGGATAACCGTTCTCGTGGAGGAGGTTTTTCCTCCAACGATTTCTGCGTGGTTTTAAAGGTAAAGTGGCGAAATCCCAGCTTTTTAGGCACAAAACTGGCGATAAAACGCAACGACAAGAACACCATGAACAACGTCTCCTGAAAAGATGTGACCATTACCTTCCAGGACAGGGAACGATGAAAGTATAGTAGACATGCCAGATAAACCAAGGCGTAGGGCAAGAAAAAGAAAAGATAATGAAGACCGTCCAGATGACATAAGAAAGTACGGTGATAAAATAGGTCCAGGAGAGGTCCCAGCATGAGACAAAATAAAAAGATGGCAAGAAAAGGAGACGCTCCGGAAAACGTGTAGATCCATTTGTACACCATCGGCAGTTTTTGAACCCTTTCGTAAAATAGTGGAGAAAACACAATCTGTAAACCACCCGTCGACCACCGTTTCCGTTGTTCGTAGAACCCAACAAGGGAGAGCGGGGCCATACCAACCGCCGTCTTACCCGTGTAGTACCTGGAAATAAACCCCTGGGAATGCAATAGCATCGAGGTATTAAAATCCTCCGTCACACTACCGTACTGGAACCCTCCAATATCCATCAAAGTTTTTCGGTGGAATACGACGTTGGTCCCACAGCACGGCACGCCCAGGTGAAAACCACTGTACGCCCTTTGCACCACCTGGTAGAAAAATAGGTAGTGCTGTCCCAACCAGTCAAAGCCGTGTATATTGTAAAAGGCCTGAGGAGATTGGACAAAAGCGCATTGGTCATTCTTTTTTATTTCACCGCTCCTCTCCTTTTCCCAAAAAAAGGGAAGCAGGTTCTTCAGGATATCGGGCTCCGGGATCATGTCACAGTCCAGAATTAATACATAGTCTCCAGGATACAAAAGATGGTTTATATAATTCATGGTAGTATCCTCCGACGCAAACAGGATATCGTTGATATTCCCCGCCTTGGCGTGACCCTCTAAAAGCATCCTTCGATGATAAATGAAGGAGGGAAACGACGTGTGCATAAACTCTTGGACGTCATCATCCTTACCGTCGTCTCCCACAACGACCGTAATACGTTCCGGGGAATAGTCGATGCGCTGAATGGCCTCCAATGTTTTTTGCAAAACCACCACGCCTTCGTGATAGGTGGGTATAATGACAAGCACGTGGGGTATCTCTCCGGCTTCCTCCAGCGCCGTCCACGCCGGCGTCTCGATCATAGATTCTTTTTTTTTCTCATATCGAAACGTCCCTTCCATGAGAACATGCGTATTGAGACACCCAACAAGCAACACAATCGTTTCCGAAATAAGGAATAAAACATTATACCCCGCACAAACAGACCGCCATCGTGCCCATAGATACAAAGATAAAGGCGACCATAGCGTTAGCGCCAGTAAAATATTCATTTGTCTTACTTCTCGTCAGAGTATTTATTTAGAAAATGAATATTGTTTAAATAAATTGTCCAAATTTTTATATTTAAAACAGGACGGATTCACGATGAATTAAAAAGGATTGAATTCCTGGTCGATCCACGTTGCGATGCGAGTTGGATGACAGGCCTTCATCATCAGCTCTTCCCGTAGAATATCCATGCGGAATTCAGATTCTCTCATCATCACCGCCGTGATAATCTGTCGGGCTTCGTCCAACACCTGGACGGGTCCAGAGATGCGCTTGTCATCCTTTTGGGACGTCGCCGGTACGGCCAGGTTGGCATTGAATACGGGGTTGGCATGGTCCCAGCCATATTTATTCTCACCTTGGAAATGAGGAACATCTATTTCTATAAAGGGCACGTAAATGTTCAAGGCTTCGTATTTTGCATGTTTATTCAGCCACGAGGTCAGATGAAGGTTTGATGGTAATTTGATATATGCGTCAAGGTAGTAAGTGTAATAATTATTATTCAAACTTATATTGATAATAAACCCTTCCTTGGTGCACAACCGAAGCGACCTGTCGTTACATCCTGGCGAGACGGGGACCTCTCCTTCTTCCAGCTCCATGTTCCAGTATAGGGTGTCTTTAATGAGACACTGCCGTTGAATCCAGCGGAGATTTTTTTGAAAGGTGTCGACGGGCCCTTCATGCTTCTTGGCCATCAATTCTTGAATAAATGCCCGGCACGTGTCCATGATCTGTACCGGTCCGGATGCGTGACAAAATTTCCATTGTTTTTCAAGTGGATGAAAGAAATTGGCGTCATAGGCGTAATGATAGTCCCAAGTGTATCGATGAGAGACGCGATCATAGAAAAGCGAGGAGGGTTCCATGATACCGTGGAGTGAGAGGGTTTCGTGGTCAAAGTCCTTGGGAAGGGCCACATCGACTTCAAAGAAACCTTCCTCGTCTTGAAACTCGAGAGCGAGGAGGAACCCTTCCTTGGTGCGCAGTCGAAGCGATCGATCATTACACTCCCACGCGTTCGGTGTTTCACCTTCTTGTAGCGTCAATCCCCAATACTCGGCGTCCTGGATGACGCATTTTTCTTTCATCCGGTGAAGACATTGATAGAAAGTATCCATAGCCTGTATGTCCAAGGAATACATAAGAAAAATGAAATATATTGTTCAAATTCTGACAATATATTATTATTAAGAGGGTTATCACTCTTGTTGTGGAATTTTGGCCTGATGATCTTCAGTTTTTTTTTTGTTTTCCAGGAAGAATCTCTCACACATAAGGATCCGAGTAATCGTTGTTAAAACGAGCGTGGTGGAACTTGCGGAAATCCTTGGAGCCCAGGCGGAAATCCGGTGGCACCTCCTTGGCACGGTACCAGAACAAGCAGTCCTCCAGCTTGTTGCTGGTCGTGGCATTATGGATATAAAGGGCCGTGTAATCCGAGGTCACTTGATCCAGGATGCTACAAAACATGGAAAAATCCGGGATCACACCCGCATAATTTTCCCACAACAGTTTACGATTTCGTAAATTGGTTTCTCGTAAAATGAAAACACCATCCACATTGGTACGAATCACTGGCTTAATATCCATGCAATACTGCAACGATAAAATAAACCACATTTTCCAGTGTCTTCCGTTCTTGTATAATCCCTGAAATAGAGGCTTGTTAAACAGCTTTGGATCATCCGTGCAATCATCTAATAACAAAATTGCCCAAGGATTTGTAATATGCTTTTTGGCGATTTTTTGTCTTACCACAAAATCTTCGATTTTCTTTTCTTCCAGGCGGTTGTAGACAAAAGTGCTGGGCACGATCTTCTTGTAATGCCCGTTGCTATCCTCGGTTCCCGACATGATCATGGCCACGGGAAAGATATCCCGCTTCTCATAAAGAAGCGAGGTAATCAGCGTGGTTTTACCCGTACCGGGCTTACCGATAATCACAATCTTAGAACCGCCCTGTTCCGGTTTATTCATCGTCTGTGAATTAGGCGCAATCATATTGACATCCAGCTCCTTGATATAAACATCCATGAAAGTTAGGTTATTTTATTGACGATCAATCGTATCATCTTAAATCTCTTTTTTGATTAAAAAAAAAAGTGAACATAAATATCCTCCTCAAGAGATTGTACGTGTTCAAGTCATAACACATACAGATCCCCGATTTTAAAAACCCTTTTTCTTTACTCATGCCTGTGATCCAATATAATACAGAAACACAAACACAGGATCCTTATATGCTTTCGGACTCGGAGGATTATTACGAGGACTCGGATCTCGAGATCTCCCCGCTACCGGTGCATCGATTCAAGGGCTATGGTGCCGTTGTCGAACATGAAGACGACATGTATTGCGAGTATTATGGCTGTTGTGGTTTTGCTGAAGATCCGTATCAGCATGATCACAACTATAACAACGACGCTCCCCATCACGCCATCAAGAATTTTTCTCTCACTCCTCCAATGATGGATGGGAAAGAGCAAGTGGAGGAGGACCTTGAGAAATATGAATATTACCCGGAATTACCCGGCTACATCATTCTAAACAAACCTCCCACAAAATCTTCCTCTTTCTCCTGTGGGCAGTGGGGTTGGAAGCTCGATCCGTCCCTTGAGGGACCGTATGATCATCGGATGAGGCCTATCACACCCCCACCCCCTACACCGCCACCTACACCGCCACCTACACCGCCACCTACACCGCCACCTACACCGCCTCCCTCTCTTCCAGTCTCTCCACAGCGCTCCGTATGGAACGTGAAGGAAGCCACCGTCACAACCGTGAAGAAGTCTCTTAGCATGGAGGAGATTCAAGAAGAAGAACGCCTTCAAAAGGAACGACTTTCTCGTCCCCCACCTCGCACATATTCTCCATCCTATTCCCAAAATAGGCATCAACACCGACCACCTTCTTCTCCTTCGGGTTCCTTTGTTCCTCGTCGTCTTCTGCCTCAACAACCACCTAAAACGGAGTCCCGTGATGATCGTCGCCGTGATGATCGTCGTCGCGATGACCGTCCCCGCGACCGAGATGATCGTCGCCGTGATGATCGTCCCCGTGACCGAGATGATCGTCGCCGTGATGATCGTCCCCGTGACCGAGATGATCGTCGCCGTGATGATCGTCCCCGCGACCGAGATGATCGTCGTCATCAGAATAAGCCTCCGACCGACAGACCTCGCTTGCTTGGTAATCCTTCTGCCACACCGACACCTGTTGCGCCCATCCCTACACCCAGAACCACACCTGCACCTGCACCTGCATCCACCACAACATCCAGATCTACACCTACGCCCACACCCACACCTACGCCCACACCCACACCTACACCTACAGCCAGAGCTACACCCGCACCTACAACGGCTTCAGTGACGGTTCCGACGAAAAAGGAGCCTCGAAAGGATTTGTTGTGCTTCAACCGGATGGGACATGATCCTTCTTGCCACATGTGCCACGATCTCGCGTCTTGGAATCCCAAGACCTGTCGTTTTTTTGAGACCTGCAGGAAAAAGTCTCAATGTACCTTTTGGCACAAGGAATCCGAGTCCAAGAAAGCCTACATCCAACGTTCGCTGAACCTTAAGGATACCTTTTTTAGCAAGCATAAGAAGGAATTTAGTGCTCTTTACCTTTCATAAATGGATTCGTGACAATGTGATTTTTTTTTTATTATACTACAAAAAAAAAGGAATGAAACCAAACGACGACGAGATTGATTTTGATGATATTGATTGGAGTTTTGGCGGTGGTGGCGCTCCATCTGCACAGGATAGACAGCGACGTAGAAGACAAGCGATCGAAAGAACAATTTATAATCCTCATACTCTTGCAGGATTCCGAAGTCAACCACCACTATCATCAAGCTCCTCTGTTCATGATAAAGAAGCCTATGATGCAGGTGCATTGCTTTCCACTGTTTCTCAACAAAAACAATCCTCCTCAAAAAGACGTAGGAAGAAACCTTCTTTGTATGCTTCTGTCGAGGATATTCAAAAAGATTTGGAAGATATGATGCAACAACAACAACAACAACAACAACATCAGCAACAACAACAACAACGGGCACGACAAAAGGCACCATCCAAGCAACAGAAACCACAACAAACCCCGTTAGGATATAATACGCTACTCACCAATGTGCAATTATACAACTCTACCATAGCATTACTTCCATCCACGTGGATTGATAATGGTTTAGTTTCTCACAGTGTATATTCACGTATTCATGCCCTGTTGGGAGATAATTTCAAATACATTTTTACCTGGATACCGAATCCTCAAACAAGGAGAGGACAGGGGATCTTACAATGGAAGAGATGATAATTTTAATTTTTTTTTTATCAACGGGATAAAAAACAAGCTTATAACCTACAATGAAGGATCTGGAAACCCTCTTGAATCTTTTACGGGCCATCTTTTTATCCATTCTCGCACCTTTTAATTTTTTTTATAGTATTTTTATCACCCGGAATTTCACGATTCCTATACTCTTTCTTGTCATTCTTTTTATTGGTTATGGATTCGGTGTCGCCAGCGCGGTAGTGTCTCATAATCATATCTATTTGGGTCTTTTTATCATGGCCGAAGTATTTATTGTGCTCTCTTTTATAGGAAAATTATACATGATTCGTTTCGGAAAAAAAAAAATCTTTTAAGAGAATGAATATTCTTGAATCAATCTCTACAAAAAAAAAATAATAATAATGAAATGGTTTCATGTTTTGATTGTTTGCTGGAACATCATCCTGACGACGAACGTCGTGACGGCAAGTACCGGGGCTACCTACAATTCTTTTGTTCATCAGATTGGTTATTGCAAGATGCAATCTTATGACACGGTTTCCCGATCTACCTCTGGATCGGTGCCTATGTATATGGATGGTCGTGTGCAAATTGGTGTAGGTTTGTCTTCCATCAATACCGATGATCCTCAGGCACCCAATCTGTGTGGTATGTGTCTGAACGTGACTCATATAGAAGGAATGCCCATTTTTAATCATGAATTGACGACGTGGTCTTATGATAATGCTTTCCAAGAAAAGAAATGGTTTATTGCCATGGTCTTTGATCGTTGCGGAGATGAGATCTGTGTCCGTGATTTTCTTGATTTTGATATTTATTCCGAGACACAACCCGTTGCCATGGGAAATCCTCACAACCTCGAATGGCACGCTATACCATGCCCAGTACGCACCGGAGAACGCATCGAGTATCTTATTTGCACCTCGACGACCTGTAACGCACAGGATCAGGTTCGTGAACACCTCTTACAAGAACCCCAGTATTATTGGTCTATCATTCTGCGCAATCTGAGAATACCCATCCGGCAAGTATTTGTCCACAAGGATGGGATCGAGTATCCCTTACGACGAGGAATCGCGGAGGCCTCCTGGGTGTGGGATTATCATCTTTTTGTGCTACAAGAAGGAATCTACATTACACTACTTGATCAAGAAAACAATACGTTTCATGATTCTATTTTTTTAGAGGACAAAGATGCACTGGCTTCGTATCACGGAGGCTATTGGAAACAAGCCTCGTTTGCGTACTAAGCTTAAGCGCTAAGACAAGCATTAAAATATTCCTTAAGCATAGGATTGGGGTTGGCCTCATTCATGGTGCGATAGAGTTCGGCATTCTTGCGCACTTCGTCCGGATTAGGTAGCGCTTTACGAACGGTTTCGTCAGGTAGATTACGAATGGCTGGATGTTTCAAGAGGGTATGATAAAGACGCCATGACTCGTCCTTGTACGTATTGTTTCTTTCGATATGGCGATTGCGCAACTTGTCACGCAGTTTCTGACGAAGCTCATCGCGAGAAGATGTGGATGTTTGGGATTGTACCGACGACGGTTGCGCTTGATCCGTAAAAGACAACATATAACTATTGGTTTTGACTTCTACTACTTTGATATCCTTGTACGGAATCACCCCTTCTGGATAATAGATGGTCGTTAGCATTGTTTGTTTCCATTTTTCTTCTTCTTCCTCTTGTTGGACGCCTTTTTCACAAAACTCGCGAAACGAGACACGGATCTTCTTCTTTTGAGGCAAGGAAAGCTTGTTTTCCGGATCGACAATTAATATTTCCATGATTGACTTTTTTCAAAATAAAAAAACAGACAATAGAATCACAATCAATTTTTTTATTTTTGATTTCCAACACCAACACATCCAAAGAAGAAAAAAAAAAATGAAGACCCTACCCCCTTTTTTTCTCTCTATCCATAGTATTCTTAAAGAGGATGAATGACATTATGGATCTGATTTTGTTCGTTCTTGTGTATCTCCAGAAATATGTTCTTCGATCTTCCCAAAGAGCTCATTGACAAGATTAACGGATACGATCCAACCAAGAGGTTCCATTTCGACAAGGTGGTGCACCAGTTACGTATGCGTCAGGTGTGGTACGAGGTCACTCGTTACTCGCTCTTTCCGGCTGAAAAATGGATCCCTCACTTTGGATCGCAAAGGTTCATGACCGGAGACATGTTTGAAGATCATGTCGTTCTTCAAACGCGCTGGCATCGGATCCATGGAAACAAGCCCCGTCTTCCCTTCAATCAAGAGGACCTGTTTGCCAACATCTTAGGAATATGATTGGTAGATTTGATCATTTTGATAAGCGCCAATATCAAAAAGAAAGGAAAAAACCAATACTCGTTCTTAACTCTCGGAGGGATGAATGGTTTCCTCAAGAGAGGAAAACATTTTTTATCGGTGTAAAAAATAAATTTATCTTTAAGAAAACTCTATTCAGACGATCGTTTGTCATGCGTTTCATAATTCAATTACCTTTCGCATTATCTATAGAATCGTTCATCGTTCTCGATGAACAAGAAAAAGAGTTCATCACCAGACTATTTTGGATCTTATTCTATAATTATGTAGCAAAAATCCAGCTCATGGATAAAAGGACTCTTGAATTGTTGAGAGATAATATTGATATCAAATTATTTGATGAGAAAGATACCAGAGAGATCCATTCGATTGAATTTCAATTGACCAGACCAAAGTATTTTTTCCTGAAAGAGGATTTGGAAGACTTCCAAAAAATCCTTGATGTTTTGTCTCAACCCGTTTCCGAGGGAGAGGCCACGTATGCTGAATTCATCATGTCACTCATCCATGATTTATTTAGACTCCAACAGGCATTGAAGGATCAAGATCGTGATGATTTTGAAATCATGACCGCAAAAGTGATTGACATCAAACGTCGTATATCTTCTCATTTTTTCAATCCAAAACTAAATTATTTTCCACGATTATTGAAAAGCTTTCTTCAATGGAAACTAAACCCTGACAATAGCAATAAGGCGGTTTTGATTTTATTTCAATTTTTAACCATGCTTTTTTCTGACGATCCACGCAGAGCCATTCCCGATTTCAATGACGAAATGGCGTTACAAAATTCCATTCAAATCCTTGGAGAATTATGTGTAGAATATGGACGTAAAAAAGAGGAGATTTTGGAATTATTGGAAACCCATACCCAAAATCCATCCATGTTATACAAGCTCATTTATTCGTATTATCCAAAATCGTTGATCAAAGTTGTTTGTGATAATGATGATTTTCACGATATTAATCCTGGTTCAATAAATGAAGAAATGTTCAAATATCTTTTGACCTATTTCATTCTTTTGAATCTACACAAAAAAGATGGTTTGCGACGACAACAACAACGACAGCAACAGCAAAAAGAATTCAAATCATTCTATGAAACCGAAATGTATCATCTCCTCATCGACAGTGTGATCAAACGCAAGAAAAATGTATTAATTGGATTAAAAAATACCCCTTTCTTTCAACAACACAAAAAGAAGATTGAAAAAATAGTAAAAGAAGGGATCGTAGATCATATTTTCCAATCCGGTGCCATCGTTTCGGATGCAAAGTATAAGTACTCGTCCGATGATATTACTCCGGAGCAATTAACAATGATTATGGATACATTGAAAACAAGCTATGTCCAAAAATTTCTTCATAGCTTTCAATGCATAGACGTAAAAGAAGAAGGCGAAAAAAATAATTTAGTCTTTCATTTCCATCGTCCACCCCTTTTGGACAATTCCTACAAAAGTATTGTGGATCGCGTAAAACAAAATTTTCGACTAAAAGATCTTCAAAACATTATGGATGCGATTATTCTATGTGTCAAGAAAGCCTTGTCCGATGCCGCCATGAGACGAAAAAAAATAGAAGATGCCATGAAGTTGCTTATCAAATCTTATTTGCAGAAAAAAAAGAAGACAAAGACAAAATTGAAAAAAAATGCTCCCCAAAACATTTTGACTCTTCCTCGTCGTCATTCCGAACCATCCTTTGTACCCCATCGTGCACCTCCATTGGCAAGCGGGCATATATATGGACGTCTTGATGTTCCGGATATTGAGGTGAATCTCGAGGAAGTCTTTCAAAACATTTTCACCATGTTCACCATGTCCGTCGAAAATGCCCAAAATTATATGGAGAAAACGGTCCTTCGTAACGCGAAAACCGCGTCTGCTTGGATTGCGTATGTTTGCTCGCATTATGATCATCGTCAAGGGGATTTCATCTACGACGAAATCATATCTCATATGATTCTCTCCGCCCTTTGCCGGTACGGCCTCAGGGGCAATATCTTGAAAAAAATAGGACAAAAGGGAATCCATTTGCTCCACTCGTTGTATGATCAAAATGGATCACCCAAAGGAATTATTTATGTGGATTTTCTTCCAACGACAGGATATACGGATAAAGATTTGTATCACGAATTTTCCAAGGAGCATTTATCCATGTGTGCTCTGTTCCGAAACAATGATTCCGAAACCCTCGGTAAAGGATTTCTGTGTTTTATCGGAATAGAAGAGATGATTGATTTTATTTTTTCTTCTTCCAAAAAATATTCCAAATACGAATTTGCAACCGCCTTTCCCATGCCGTTTACATCCGAGTCCAAATATACAACCTTTTTCAAAGAAATCCATTTTTTCATGCAGAGTTATCGAACCATCTTTCGTGGAAGAACTCCCGATGATTTTAAAACATGGACGCAACACCGTTCTCCATGGTTTGGACGTCGATTAAACTCGGATCCATTCGATCCAGCAATAGTGTTCAGGAATGCATTACAAATTCAAACGATAGAATCCACGCAACAATATATCGAAGACACGGTCTTGATATCTGTTTCCGACACCTCTGCTTGGCTTGACTATCTTTTTACGAATTACAATGGTCAATCCACAGAATTATTGTATCATCAAAAATTTGCTCATATAATACTATGGACATTGAGTTTCTATGGGATGGAGGGCGCAATCGAAGCATCCCTTACCACGAAGAGTCTCCTTCTTGTCAATGCCATTTATTCGATATATGATACTCCGGAAACTCCTTCCGGCGTTATTTTTGTAAAAGGACTACCAAGCAATGATTATACGGACAAGGATTTTTATCGAGAATTTCGTCAAGTGATTCGCGATTCTTTGAGTATGTGTGCTCTCGTACGCGTAACGGAAAAGATCAATATTGGTGGTTTTCTTTGCTTCCCCACAATGGAATGCGTCGTACGATTTCTTTCGACCTATCAAGACCATTCTCGTTTTACAATCATGTTACCAGGTTTTTCAAGCCCTGTGTATATAGCGACGTTTGGAATAGTCGAAGCGTATGAGAAACGAACTCCCGAACGATTTCTTCAATGGACACAAAGCCGTTCCAAATGGTTTGGTTTGGTGCTTGAACATCCGTTGGACAATCCCTCATTATCTGTTTCTACGTATTCTCCTTTGGTCGAGATTGGAAATAGAATCTATTTTCAAATTCTTGACGTTCTGAAGAGTGAGTTCATCACGGACCTACCGATACCAAAATCAATCATCGATCGACAAACATTATCAGGAATGATCACTCAAATGGTACTTGAGGGAGATTGGGATGAAGAAGATCGTTATATTCTGCTTTCCTCCAACATTTTGCCCTGGGATTGGACCGTCCGAATCATTCGAGCCGCGTTTGAATTATTGGAAAAACATCCGGATCTATGGAAACAAAAATTTCAACAACAACAATAAGCTTTTTAAAAAAAATGGACATTGCAATCTTTAATCCAACTCGCTTCGCTATTCAAAAAAACAAGAAAGGATGAAGAGATGGATGACCAGACTTCCCCGTGAGATGGTTCAACACATTGGTTCTTATTTTCCTCTTTATGTACGAAAAGGCTTGACGGATTCTTTTCCAGAGCATCTTTTATCATGTCTTATAGAACCCAGGAATGAAAAAGGCGAAGCGGTCCGTATGATCTCCTATTATCATCATTTGCCTGATTATTATCATAAACCAGAATACGGACTTGCGATTAAGAAATGGAATAGTAGTTCTACCTCCGATGGTTTTATCTTGCGATACCACCGTTTGGATTTCCAATTTTATATCAGCATCCATTCCTCCTTGACGGTGACCCTGACTATGATCCCTCAATGGAAATTGACCCCTCTTTTGCAAAAAGTCCTTGCAGATCCCGAACTGATCAGCTGTCTTTCAGAAGACGTTATGGCGATCGACCTTAAACCCTCCTATATCGAATTTTTCTGGATCCAGCCCTACACTCTTGGTTATTTTGTTCCGGATCATGACACAGATCCAGGGGGTCGACGTCACATTCTTCAGAGAGCTTCAAATCTCATCAATACACTCTGTAACAAGGTCAAGAAGATCAAGAAACGACATAGGGATAGGGGATGATCATCACCGCGTAGGTGGTATCGTGCTATTTTGCCACGCCTGCCAGATCATCTCGGCCAGAATCTTGTACCCCGCGTCATTAGGATGGATACCATCCGAGCCCAGCATCTGTGGCGTCTGCAACCCCTTACCGGTCGTCGCGTTGTATCGCGGATCCACAAAAACACAATCGATCGTGGCCGTTTCACAAATTGAAGCCATCATCGGATCCGCATAATCTGCTGCCTTTTCCAATCCTTTCAGATAATAAAAGCCCAAATACACCACGCGTTCTACCCCGTCTTGGTACGCATCCTGAAGAATGGAGGATGCGATGCTCATCGAATGCTGAATCATCTGACGACACGCATCATTCCATGCCTCACAATCCCTTCGATGACTGATCACATCATTACCCCCTCCATCCATAATCAGCGTCGTGATGTTGCTCGGGACATGTTTATTCAGATCCAGGTACTGGGATCGAATACTTTTCACCCATCCATCTTCCAGCGAAGCGCCCACCAGGGCATGATTCTCAATGGAATGCCCCTCCCAGGTCTCGAGCCATTTCGAAAGAGGACTCGGCTGACCGCCGAAAAAAGGTAGCCCACTCCAAAACATGGAATCCCCAATTATCACCGGTCTTGAGGCCTGAGTAACACAGAGTAGGCTTAGGACATACGTAAACAATATCAATCTCATTGGTCGTCGACTTCTTCTTTTAGAATAGAAACCTCCTATTTTTAAATCAGTCAATCAGGCAAAATGATTTAAAATTAAGAAAGTTGGGTTAGAAACGATGATTCAGAAACCCATCCGAGATTTTCTGGTGGAGAATGCCATCGAGGAACGGATTCCTTATTTTGGTCGTGCACGGCTGTACACATTGCCTATGAAACAACTGCGTCGATCGCCTTTTCAACTGCCACGCGAGGTGTTTCATTTTGTCACGGCGATCTATCTCATTGGAAAAAGCGGTGGGCTGGCTGGTGGTGATGGTCAAGATACTCCTACGAACAACGGTGGTCGTACGTTTGAGCTAAGAATCAATTCGTACAAACAACTCGTTACGGACAAGGATTTATCGGATATTTCTCATCAGAACAATGATCGCAACAATCTGCTTGGGGATCCCGTTTTTCTTGGTATGAATACTTTCATGTCTCTTGCGCTACTGGAAGAAGGTCGAGGAAGTGTAGAAGATTCCGAAGGGGGGGGAGGAATCAGCCTTTTAGTAGAATATGCCAAGATATCACCGGAGGCCTACCGCGCCATGCATCAGAATGACATTGTGCTCGTCAGTAAACAGAAAGAGACAGAGATTATGCAATTTCGAGGTAATTCTCCTTGATCCATTGAAATTATCTCTTGATTCTTCCAAAATCCATCATGGACATCAGAATATCCTCTCCAGAGGGTTGCTGATATTTGTAACCCAAATAACCCTTTTTATGTTCTCCAATCATAACCCAGCCTATCGCACCCACAAACATTTTAAAGTTGCTTAGATAATCACGATGTAATTGTAGTTCTTTTTGGCTTTTTCCTTTTCCTTCATTCCATCTGTCAATCTCATCATGATGTATAGAATTCAAATAATCTCTCATAATATCCTGAACTTCTTTTGCCATGCCAGAAAAAACATCCTTACCTTCCATGTAATTATGATCAAGACTTTTTTCCGTTTCCTTACGGACGCATCTGCATATCCTACGAATATCTCTAAGAATGGATTGGATATTGTAACGATCTTCTTCACTTTTGATGATGGGATCATCATAGGTCCATGTGAATTCCTTCTCTTTTTCCAAATCAGGTCTTCCTTGATTCCTGTAGGCCGATTTGAATGTAACAGTTCTCGTCTTGTTATCCTTGTGGATCACCGTAAAAGGGGAACGGCTTAACGAGATGTCAATATTAGGATTGATTTCTTCACGGAGCCGGTCCATAAACTCGGGTTCAAAATAAACTTTGTCTCCAATGCGGAGAGATCCGGGTGTGGTCGGTGCCATGATGATTCCTTTTTTATTTTGGACCCCAAAAAAAAAAATTATTACACCGATTTGGACAGCCCAATAACGGCACAAGCCATTCGTCCGCCAGCATTGCCCGTCTTGAGCGATTCTTCTTCTAATTTTTGAATCATGGATTCCGTAGATCGTCCGCCCTGGATTTTGTATTTCCTCTCATTACACAATTCGGAAAGCTCCTTGAAATTCATCTCGCGATAGTATCGGATGTCAGGGAGACCACCCGCTTGCGGATCCTGTACAAGAATTCCTTTCAAACCCAGATCATCTTCATAATAATGAAGAACAACGCTCCGTCCCGCAACCATGGACGGTGTTAGATACGGCGAGTGATAACGGAGTTGGACAGCGCCATACTTATCCGCCGTGATATTATTCATCAGATCGCCGTGATGATGATCTCCCTGATGCATGTGTGTATCGGAACCGTGTTGGACACCCGTGGGATTGAAATGTGATCCAAGAGTATCGCAACCCCCGGTCAGATCGCCGTATTCATGGATATGAATGGCGTGCGTGGAATGAGGCTCAAAACCCGCAAGTCGAATCTCCATCTCATGATTTGGATGAAACGTGACCGTTCCTGTAATCCCACTGTCATTCGTACGACCATCAAAAAAAGCAATCGCAGAGGACATTTTTTTGTACTTTATTGACTGGAAATTCATGTCCCTAAAACAAAAAAAACTGATTTTCCAGTTCGTTGATTTTGTTTTTCCAGTTCATTTGATCTTGAAATTAGAAAAAAATTGATCGCCCTTTTTTTTTCCAACAAAAACACAGGTTTCAAAAAAAATATGTCCCTTCATCTCCGCGATTATCAGCGCGAAGCTACCCAGGAAATCATCGATTCTTTTGAAGAACATGATCGTTGTCTTCTCAAGATGTGGTGCGGCACCGGCAAGACCCGTGTCTTTTTTTTCCATCTCTTGGAACAACGTCTGCCCCTCAGCGTCGTGGTCTTTCCCAGCCTTGCGCTTGTAGACCAATTCCGCAAGGATTATTTGAACAACGCTCAATGGAAAGACCATGTTTGTAAATTTCAGGTCCTGGTGGTCTGTATGTACGGCACCACCGATGCCGACGATATTGAGAGGTTTATCGACGACAGTGACCACCGTCCCAAGATCATCGTTGTGACCTATCAGAGTTTCCATCTCGTTCATAATCTTGAGGCGGATCTCATGATCTTTGATGAGGCGCATCATGTCGTGGAAGACCGTGTGCGTGATCTCGTCTTTTCGGAATCCGAAGAGAAGGTGGTGGTCAAGAAAATGCTCTTTGTCACCGCGACCCCCGAGAAGAAAAACGGCATCGATATGCTCGACGGCATCTGTTGTGGACCCGTGGCCTACGACTATACTTATTGCCAAGCCGTGAATGAAGGGGTCTGCAACGCGTTTCAGGTCGTCCCCTTTGCGGTCGCGCCGCGTTTCGAAGGCGAGAACAGAGTCCGCAATATCCTTCCCCAGCTCGAAAAGGACGCCAATGCGGTGGGTCACGGTCGTATCTTGACTTTCCATGGCCTTGCGGAAGCCGAGTCCAACTCCCGGTCAGATGTCCTCCGTTTCGTCAAGACGGCACAGGATCATTTTAAGGAAAACTCCAGCGTCACGGTTCGTGGAATCAAAGGCTCGACCGCTAAGGAAGACCGTGACAGGCTCCTCTGGGAATTCGAGTCATGTCCCGATAACAAAATGTCTCTCCTCGCGAGTTGCAATACGATGGGTGAAGGTGTGGATACTAAGACCGCCAACAAGGTTGTCTTTTTCGATCCCAAGACGTCCCACAAGTCGGTCGCCCAGGCCATTGGTCGTGTCACCCGTCTTCAGCCGGGAGGTGTAAGCGAAGTTCACGTGATCATGGACATGGATCTTGAGGCGCTTCAGGAAACCCAGGACTCGACGACCCTGACCGTCGAGGAAAAGGATGCCACAATCCGCGAGGCCTTGGGGAAGAGCATGTGTGTGACCCTTAATGTCTTTTCCTGGCTCAAGGAGGAAGACCCCGAGTACGCGTCTATGTGCCTCCACTACCCCAACCGCTTCTCCTCGAATGAGGTCCATCGGAACCTGGAGAGACAGGGATGCGTCGTGGAGGAAGAGGCTTTAACGATCGAAAAGATGTTTGGTACGGAAACGCTCGAGGAGGCTGCGGAGAAGCAAGGAGGAGCGATCGAGGTCCACAACACAAGCATGGAGACCCCGATTGTCAGGATCGGAGAGGGTGACGTCGTTGCCCGCATTGCTGAAGGAGAAGAAGAGGGAACGTATCACGAGGTGATGATGGAGGATGATGGTGGTGAGCAGCAGGTGGAGCCACCGCGTCGGAAGCCGTTCTTCCGCGTACCGAAGGGATCGGATGGGTTCAGCGTGATGTGGAAAGTCGTGGCGGATGGCATGGGAAGGTCATTGCTGGAGTTTGATGCGGGGGGTATTACCCCTTCGGATAAGGTCGATCCAACTCTGATTTATGTGAAGAAAAACGATAAAAGTCCTCCTACAAACGAAAAGGTCAAATTTACCAAGAACGGAGTCGTCCACGAGATTTGTATTGGTCAATTCTGGGCCAATATCAAGAAAGGTCATAACAAGGATCTTCGCGATCGTCTCTTGGAAAACGACATCCTGAAGGCCGATTACGACAAATGTCAGGAGAAAAAAGAGATCACCCCTTCGGATAGGGTCGATGCCACTCTGATTTATGTGAAGAAAAACGATAAAAGTCCTCCTAAAGAGGAAAAGGTCAAATTTACCAAGAACGGAGTCGAGCACGAGATTTGTATTGGTCAATTCTGGGCCAATATCAAGAACGGCCAAAGCAAGAATCTTCGCGATCGTCTCTTGAAAAACGACATCCTGAAGGCCGATTACGACAAATGTCAGGAGAAAAAAGAGCATAAACCAGAAATTCCCATCACCCCTTCGGATAGGGTCGATGCCACTCTGATTTATGTGAAGGAAAACAAGAAAAGTCCTCCTCAAGACGAAAAATTTACCAAGAACGGAGTCGAGCACGAGATCTGTATTGGTAAATTCTGGTCCAATATCAAGAACGGCCATAACAAGGATCTTCGCGATCGTCTCTTGGAAAACGACATCCTGAAGGCCGATTACGACAAATGTCAGGAGAAAAAAGAGATCACCCCTTCGGATAAGGTCGATGCCACTCTGATTTATGTGAAGAAAAACAAGAAAAGTCCTCCTCAAGACGAAAAGGTCAAATTTACCAAGAAAGGAGTCGAGCACGAGATTTATATTGGTAAATTCTGGTCCAAAATCAAGCAAGGCCAAAACAAGGATCTTCGCGATCGTCTCTTGGAAAACGACATCCTGAAGGCCGATTACGACAAATGTCAGGAGAAAAAAGAGCAAAAAAAGTCCTCCACGAGCAACTCGGCTCCTCCTCGTATCTCTCTTCCCCAGGACCAACAACAACCACCCCTTCTTTCTTCAGACGAGCTCGTCTCCCCGCGCGCTCCCTTGCCTCCTTGCACTATCGAGACGGATAGTGCCACCATGACGATGAAGCAGTGGCATCAGAAAGCCTTTACCATGCGGAGTGAACGTCTGGCTTCCATATTCAGCCAAGATCCTCAACGGTGGCATGCCTATCACCAGACTCGCGAGCAGACCACGCATGATTATGATCCTCTCGACCGCGTTGTTCAAGAGATGAAGGCCTTGAAGCATCGTAAAACCAAGACGGTGGCGGATCTTGGATGTGGTACCGGCAAACTGGCACGGGAATTAGGATCAAACAAGAAATTTGATATTAAGAGCCTGGATTTTGTGGCGCTTCCCGACCAACCCGAATCGTATGCGTGCGACATCTCACGGTGCGATATCCTGGAGGATAATTCAGTGAACATTGCGGTACTGTGTCTGGCATTGTGGGGCACCAATCTGGAGGATACCCTGCGATCGGCGTATCGTATTCTGGAGACCAATGGAGTGCTTTACCTTGTCGAGCCTACTCGACGATGGACAGTGGACGCCAGAGAACCCGTCCAAAGTTTATTGGATTTGGTCACGTCCATCGGCTTTCAAGTAGTCACCTCGGAGTTTCAAGCGGACGATCGTTTCTTGAAGTTTGCCTTTTTCAAACTTCTCAAGAATGCTTGAAGGATATTTCTATCATTACAAGTAAAACAACAGGTTCTGATTGGAACGTTGTTTACAAAGTCATATTGATCCTGATTCCTCATGATCGCTCTCAAACAGATAAATTTACTGGGATCCTGTTAATATGAGAGTTTCTGTTGTGACCGTGGTTGCTTCCAAATTTTCAATTGTGATTGTACTACCACCAACTTGGTTTTGTAATTTTTCCACTTGCAATTTTAATTGTTGAATATTCAAAAATAATAGATTAATTTGTGTTTGTAAAGACTCAAACGCACAAATCAATGAACAATGATCCATCATCTCTATAATTAAAAAAAAATTTTTTTTATTTGTAAATGACAACGTGGAAATCACGAACTTCCGCCGCTGATAATCAATGGTACTCAGTAACTTATGGAAATGGATTATTTGTTGCTGTTTCTGGAACTGGATCAGGAAATAGAGTGATGACAAGTTCCGATGGGATTACGTGGACATCACGAACTTCCGCCGCTGATAATTTTTGGACTTCAGTCACTTATGGAAATGGATTATTTGTTGCTGTTTCTTTAAATGGATCAGGAAATAGAGTGATGACAAGTCCTAATGGGATTAATTGGACATCACGAACTTCCGCCGCTGATAATTTATGGACTTCAGTAACTTATGGAAATGGATTATTTGTTGCTGTTTCTTTTAATGGATCAGGAAATCGAGTGATGACAAGTCCTAATGGGATTACGTGGACATCACAAACTTCCGCCGCTGATAATCAATGGTACTCAGTCACTTATGGAAATGGATTATTTGTTGCTGTTTCTGAAAATGGATACCCAAATCAAGTGATGACAAGTCCTAATGGGATTACGTGGACATCACGAACCTCCGCTAATGCTAATAATAGTTGGTATTCAGTAACTTATGGAAATGGATTATTTGTTGCTGTTTCTGGAACTGGATCAGGAAATAGAGTGATGACAAGTTCCGATGGGATTACGTGGACATCACGAACTTCCGCCGCTGATAATTTTTGGACTTCAGTCACTTATGGAAATGGATTATTTGTTGCTGTTTCTCGAAATGGATCAGGAAATCGAGTGATGACAAGTTCCGATGGGATTAATTGGACAACACGAACTTCCGCCGCTGATAATCAATGGTACTCAGTAACTTATGGAAATGGATTATTTGTTGCTGTTTCTTTAACTGGATCAGGAAATCGAGTGATGACTGGGACAACTCAAGTAGCACCAACTTTAGGTCCTTTTACCATTCCAACCCAAGTCTATGGAGATAGTCCATTTACGATTACTCCACCAACATCGAATAGCGATGGATCCTTTAGTTATAGTAGTTCCAATACAGCTGTTGCCACCATCAGCAATGATATTATTACCATAACAGGTGTTGGATCATCTACCATTACAGCGACTCAAGCTGCCACAACGAATTATTTTTCTGCCACAACAACTACGACTTTTACAGTGGTTTCAAATTCAGAATCAAATCCTGTCGTAATTTCATCTAATGAACAATTAGTTTATTTTCTAAATTCAACAGCTATTTATTGTAATATAATAGCTGATATCACAGTCACAGAAAACCTCTTTTCATTATTAGGGACAAAAATAATTACTAATAATAGTTCTCAAAATGTAAAAATAAGTCGATAAGGGCCAAGCATTCATGTCATTGAATGTGATTTTTAACCAAAAAAAAAAAGTGATGTTCTTATTTTTTGGAAGGAAGAGATGAAATCTCTCAAAAAGATTGAAAATAAACAAAATGACAACAACCCCTTCTTCATCGATGGAAACCATGCCCCTGCGTCTGCAGGACTACCAAGAATTCGTTCAACAGGTTACCAGTAAGGAATCCAATTCCATGGAGGCTTTCCTGAATCGTATCCGTTCCCTGGACGACCAGGATCAGGCTCAGATCCCTCTCCTGATGACCTCGGCGATCGGTCTTTCTTCCGAGACCGGAGAATTCAATGAGATTGTCAAGAAGATTCTTTTCCAGGGCAAGCCTTTGACCGATGACAATGTGTTTCATATGAAACGCGAGCTGGGAGACATCCTCTGGTACTGGATCAATGCCTGTCGAGCGCTCAAGCTGGACCCCAACGACGTGGTCCGTGAGAATATGGAGAAATTAAAGGCACGGTATCCAGGCCTGGCCTTTAATGCCGACCGATCGGAGAATCGCAAGGCGGGTGATCTTTGATCTCCATTTTTTCCATAAGATCTTGAACATAAGCGTCGTGATGTCCTCGTACATGATTAAAGGCCTCGGTCGCATCACGATTATGATATCTGCGCAAGACGTGAGCACCACCTGGATGTTTAGTAGCGTACTCTGTCACATCAAAAGAATGATTATCAATCTGTATAATGATTCTTGTTGGCTGTGCTTGTGACATGTTTCCCATTTTTTATCCTCTATATTTATTGAATGATATATTTTTTCCTCCACGTATCAAGAAACGGGTTGTGGAGAGATTTTGCTGATGGCATTGGGTGCAATTTCGGCATCTTCCTTCTCTCGCTCGGCCTGGAGTTGCTGGGCGAGATTCTTAAGACTATCGTGTTTCTTGTCATGAATACCTTTGACACCACGCGGGTTATGATTATTCTCCTCTCCGGGGCTATCTTGTTCGGTGTTCGTCATTGCAGAAGGACGCTGAATCAAAGGACTCGTCTCGATTCGTCGTTTCATCCCCATGAGATCTTCAGGAGCGGTTTCCTCCACGATCCGGGGCGGTGATGTCGGCATCGGCGATTCCTTGAGAGTAGTAGGTTGTTGCAGGACCTGCATCGGTTGTATGGGCTGTATGGGCTGGATGACAGGCGCCGGCGCCAGAGGCATCATCGATTGATGAATGCTTCGTCTCATGTTGATCGCCCATTCAAAGGCCTTGTTGTCTTCATACTTTTGCATCACCCCGGTACTCATAAACACAATCACCGAGGGTACCATCCGGATGGAATATTTATCTCTTTCATTAAGAATGGTGGATCGAATGTCCGCATGATCCACACAGATCTTGCGAAAATCCAGGACATCACGAACAATCTCAAACAATTCCGCGCATTTCGAAGAGTACTTGCTGTAAAAAATTACCACGATATTGCTCTCCATATATGTTTTACATTCGTGTGGACGCATTTCTTAAATCAAGACATTCATGACGACGATTCTTCCTGATTATCATCATTGTCATCATTGTCATCATCACTGCGATAATCTCTGGGATGACCACGAGAGCGTCCACGTCCACGGTCAAGGATGGAATCGTGATCGTCGTCCTCGTCGTCGTCGTTCATATCGTCGTCGTCAAAGAGATTAGAGACGACCTCTTCGCTGACTGGATGTCGACATAATGGACATTTCATGTCCAAGGGACTCATCTTGACAAGACAAGATTTATGAAAAAAGTGTTTACATTCGAGGGCGATACGAAAACATTCTTCCTGACAGATACCACATTGCTCCGACTTTTTCTTATGGATCATGAAAGATTTGTAAAAGATGCAGGCCTCGCATTCCTGATCTTTCTTGACCAGGCGACAGCAATCCCTACACAGGCGATACCGCTCCGGGAACTCCCAAACGTACAAGATGGCACGCTCGATATTTTTGAATTTTTTACATCTTCCCTGATACTGTTGAGAAGCGAGGTGTGGATGAACATAATATTGAACTCGGACACGAACAGAATCATGAATACTACCCTCCCCATAGATGATGGCGCTCACCAGCGTATATTGATCCGAGGCAATACATGAGTTTTTGAGATCGACATTATAAGACCATCCGCTTCCGATAAAACGTAATTTATCAATATTCTTTTGAATAAGAAGCAATAAATCTTGCATGATTCCTATTAAAAGACTGGAAAAAAAAATATTTTCTTCTATTCGCCACGGAAGATAAAGAACAGAATAATGGTCAGCAAGATCCAGGAGAAGATGTAGGCGGTAGTGGAAAGAATAATTTTTTTCCATGGCATGATCTGGACTCGGGGAGAATAGTACGCCATCAATAAACCGATGCCAATAACAATAAAGACGATGCCGATAATTTTAAGTAACATGAAGTGGAAGTGGTTTTTTTTTTGTTGGTGAGACAAAAAAAAAATTGTTAGGTCGATATGAATTTTTCTTTTTTCGACGACAACAACACCAAAAGAAATGGATTGCATTTGTGGTATATGCCTTCTTCCCATGGATCAGCATCGCCGTCGTCATCAACTACAATGCCATCATTCTTTCCACAGGGATTGCATTCGAAAATGGCACCAGTATAAGGTTAATTGTCCCTTGTGTCGTAAAGGCGACGGCGACGGCGATGGAGACGAAGAAAAAGAGGATCTTTCTCTCTCGATGACAGCCATTGCACGATGTTTTTACATGGTGGAATCATTTACTCTAATGATTGTTTTCAGCTTGTGGACGTCTCTTATCATAGGACTCTTTGCAATATCTATCTTTCGTTTTTTTTCCCAGTTTTCTTTTCTGTATCCTCAGACGACTCTTCCTGCATCTTATCATCAGGAGATGGGAGGAAATTTATCATGGCCCGTATGTTTCCCTCACGAGGAGCCCTAATCTAAAGAATAAAGCGATAGGGGAATCAAATGTCGATTCAAGAGGATTGTCGTCCTTCTCTCCGCGGAGAGATGAAAAAGGCACGTCACTCGGGGTATGATCTGACCTCTTCTCTATTTGAGTTTATCGATAATGCGCGGGATACCGGTTGTGAGGAGATTCGGATGGATCTTCGGGAAAAGATAGAGGGTAGTAGTGGTAGTACCGGGAACGGTGGAATCAAGGGACGCAAGATCTTCAAGATTATCATTTCCGATAATTTCTCGGAAGGGATTCCTCTTTCTGTGCTGCGCACCATGTTTTCTTGGACCTACGATCGTCAGCGATTGTCGGACCAGATTGGTGAATACGGCACCGGGTTCAAATCGGCCTCGGTCAATCTGGGTAATAGATTATGTGTCTATACCCTGGATGCCTCGACGGGGGGTTATTATCGTGCCATTGCGGATTGGGAGGAGATGGAAGAAATGAATGTATGGGATCCTACGGTAGAGGAAATCGATATGGAAAAATATCGCATGTATCATCCTTGGGAGGTGGGAACGTCGTTTGTGATGGAGAGTCTGCGACACGAGTTTTTTTATCATCCGAGGAATCATCCTTGTATTGCGCAGACCTTGTATGAGAATATGGCCTATCATTACAAATATTTTCTGGAGGCCTTTCCGGAGAAAAAGATGACGGTGAGGGGTATTTTTGAGAATGGGGAGCCCGTCACGATGAAGACATTGTCTTGTCAAGAGGGTCTGGAGAATTGTTCCTTCTTTCGAAAGGCGCTCCACATAGTGGAGAGCCGGGTGTTGGTGTATCTTGATCAGGCCGGTTTTTTCAATTATTTTGTGCAACGTGCCCCTTCTTCGTCCACGGGAGGAAAGATTGAGATGGTGGAAAATGTGGGGACACGAAAAAATGGGAATGCGATCCTCAAGCCCGTCGAAGTCAGTATACGGATTCTGGCCAATATGAGGTTGATTGGGGAAGTTGAATTCCGAAGCTGTGTGTATTTTACACCCGTTTCCATGGAAACGACGACGACCACCGAAGCGGAAGAACCCCCTCCGACCTCGTTGGGAACCATCGATGTGATTCTCAATGACCGTGTCGTGGGAAGAGATCTGACTCTTCGAAAAAAAAGAACCGATGGTCTTATGGATTATGTAAAACACGAGGTTCGTATCTTGTCCAAGGAACTAAGCTCGATCCTTGGTATTCAATACAATAAAAAGAGCCATTTTGCCGACAACGAGCTGAAATACACCCTGGAGCATGTACAGGGCGTGCATGAAAAGATGATTGTCCGTCAGTACAATATGACCGTTACCACAACCGATCATGTATCGGCTTTGGATTCTATGGGAAACAGTACGGTAATGGGAGCAACAACAAAGGAAGACGAGTTTTTGTCCATGATTCCGCATATTGAAACGCTTTCTTCTGTCCCTTCGACGCCATTGCCAACACCACCACCACCACCTCCACCATCTCTGTCGCTACCATCATCATCACTGGCACCAGAACCAGAACCAGCTTTACCTTCTATAACAGTACCACAAGATGGGAGTAGTGGTGGACGACGTAAGAATTTCACGACCCAGGCCAAGATCTCGATCCTCACGGCACAAGAGTGTCGTGATTCCGAGATGGATTTTCTTTTAAAACAGGATATACTTCCTTTTGACTATGATCACATTTCGGATCGAACCAATAATTCAGAGGACAATGGTCAGGCATTGAGTGTCATCTTGCATGCCATCAAGAGCCGGCGTCCCATCGCCTATGAAAAGATCCTGAAAAATCGTACCGAGTATATAGTGGACCTGTTGAATTGTATCACGAGTAGCAAGATCTTTCGAGAAGCGTATCAAGAAGGGAAGATTGTTGTGAAACCCCCTCCTGAGAAATGCTCATCGTCTATAGAGATTATGAAGGGTATCTTTTTCTCGGGTTGAAAGAAGTATATGATTTTTTCATCTATTTTTTTTTTCATTTTACATAAAATATGAAAATTACCATCCGATCATTGAATGGAATCAACTCCGAGATCGAAGTTTCACCAGAAGATACGGTGTATCGGATCATGCAAATAATACAGGCACAACATCGTGTTCCTTTGCATGAAATTCAATTATTTTTTGGAGCACGACGTCTCCGATTTGATGAAATACTATCCAATAGCGGAGTCGTCGATGGGAGCGTTATAATTTTATTTATTAGAAGAATTGCAAATATTACCCAATTACGACGTTTACAGGATTTTTTAAGAAGTCATGCTGATGGGGGAGAAGAACATAGAAATAATTTACAAGCCCTTAGAGCCCATTTATATGGAACATTAGCAGTCAGTGGTGGCGGTGGTGGTGGTGGTGGCGGTGGCGAAATGCCAGATCAGACGATTCGAATTTATCTTCGTAATGAGAATCCTGATGGTCCGCGTGATCATTACATTGATATCTCTCCTGTATCTACGGTCCGTCAGCTTTATCAAACAATACATGAATTGACTGGTATCCCCGATGATCAATTAATTGTATTATATCAAGGACAAGAATTGCGTTTACAAATGGATAATACCCTATCGAGTCTCGGCATACGGGATGAGAGCATCATTACATTTTTTCGATATCGACAGAGCGGTATAGACGAAGAAGACGCCGTTGCTGTATACCGTGTTGGTGGAGGTGCCGTTGCCGGTGCAGGCGGTGGCGGTGGCGGTGGCGGTGGCGGTGGTGGTGGCCCTGTAGTCGTACTTCATGAAGGACCAATCCTTCGACAACCCGGTCGACGTGCTGGAGGGGGAGGTGGTGCAGCTTCATCACCACCCCCACCTCCCAATAAAAGAGTCGATAAGCTCCTACAGCAACTCGCGAAAAAAAATCAGAATTGGAAAGATCTTCTGACCCAACAACAGAAAAGGACACTTAAAAAGCATCAGGATGCCGTCACCTTGGAAGCCTTTCGGGATCCAGTCACGATTCCACAAAGCGGGCATACTTTTCAGAGGAATACTTTGAGGGAGATGATTCGTAAGGGATCGATGTTTTGTCCTTTGACCAGGAAACCCTTGAATCAAACACTGGAAATGATTCATACGATGCAACCAAGTTTTCACGTCCGGGATGGAACCGTGGAGATTCTTGAGAGAATATTGCAACGTATACCACCCACTGTCCCTTCACCAGTCCAACGAATGCTTGCGGAAATGCACGTGGATGCCTCGGAACGAGCACCTTTTCAAACATTCCTTCGTGAACAAGGTATTTCCTCTCAATCCTCCACCCAACAACAACTTAAAAAAGCATGGACTCGTTATCGTCGTCTCAAGACCATGTCCTCTAAGAAGTAGGTGTGATATGATATTGGGAACGAAGCCTCTCATGTTCTTCTTTGACCGCCTCTACCGAGATGGTATAGGTCTTGTTCATATTCGATTGGAAGGTGTACATGCCTTTTAGATCGGGTTTTTGTAGCGCCCCGTGCAAAGAATTCATGGTAGTGATCTTCTTTCCATTGCATCGATCCAACAGCTCCCCCGTCTTGAAAAAATCACCGGCTGCCACGGCACTTCCCTGCATGACATTAAAAATCACCACTCGTGGTTTATGTCGATTTTTGGGAGACACCGCCTCCATAAATTGGAGAAAGGTACCATTATCGATTTTATTCTTCTGATCATAACTTGGTGACAAGTCATCCAGACCATCATGGATCTGGATGCTATACTCAATATGCATTAATAGATTGAGTGTCAGAGGCAAGAACACCATCCCCGCAAAAACCATGTAATCAAGTTTTTCCACCGGCAGGAAAAGCATTCGTACTGGCTGTTCTTTTTCCTCGATGCAAAATTGACCCTTCATGATCGTATCGTCCCGAAGAATCTCAAAAGGGATGGAAGATCCAGGCGCCAGAGAGTAGAGAAGATCGGTCAGATCCATATTATCATTCATCCACATCTTGGATACCCCGCCCTTTTCCCAGACCTCGTACCCCGCGATCCTGGTGAGGATATCTCCTTTTCGTAGAGACAGCGTCGAAAATTCGGTCGCGATGGAATGCGGTACCACTTCTGTAATCATCACCCCTTTCTTTGATTCCCCTTCCATGACGGGAATACTCTGATGGAAAAATCCCCAAAAAAGAGGAATACGAACAATGACGTTTTTCAGCATAGAAGAAGCGATATTCAGATATCTTTCTATGGGAATGGCATATCCTACATCCTGAGCACCATCGAATCCAGCATTGACAATACCAATTACCTTGTTTCGACGGAGAAGCGGGCCCCCTGAATTGCCTCCATTGATGGGGCTATCCATCTGGTAATAACGCTGATGACCGCTCAAAACCCCTTGGGTGAGCTTGAGATTGGATTGTCCGAGTGGGAAACCAATCACCGTCACCTCATCACCCGCGCGACTGTCCTCCATTCCTCGAGAATCGAGTAACAGGGGACGCTGAATGGGAGGTGCATCCAGCACTTCCACGATGGCAATATCAAAAGAAGGACAGACGGACAAGACGCGAGCGGAAAAGGTTTTCTTCCCGTGAATGGGAATATGAACGCTGATGGCGACGGCGTCCTGAATGACGTGGGCGCACGTCAGGATCCGATTGGAATTCTTTTCAAAAAAAAATCCCGTACCGGCCGTGGAAGAGGAGCCGTTGCTTGAAAAGGGCAGATAATAATTAGGTACAATTTTGGTGCACACAAGTTGAACCACCGCACCTTCTTTTTGTAGAGTCTGCATATATTTTTTGTATCTCAAATAAAAAAAAATTTTGTTCTACCTATTTTTTCTTTATACAAAATAATCTGAAGGAGAGGATAATATGTGGAAAAAAAATTACCAATATTGTTGAGAAAGATATTTCTTGATGACATCTTGTTGCTGTTGTTGTTGTTCTTCTTCTTGCTGTTGAAGTATGAAAGGGAGAGTCTGACGTATGGGGGAAAGTCTCAACATCCATTGCTTCTGTTTTTTTGATCTGTCCTGTTGTTCTTGTTGTTGTTGAGAGAGCTTCCACAACGACGATTGCTCTTGTTGCTGGAGTTGCGAGATTCTTGTCTTTAGCTGAATGCGCGTTCTGCTATCGACAGGTGGTTTTTTTACCGATAAGATGGCATCAAGTAATCTGAAATTTCTATTCTGAGCTTTCAATTTCTTCAACTTTTGTTCCAGCATTGTTTTCAATAAAGTTTTACGTAATCGTGATATCCTTGCGTGCATCCTGTTATTATCTCTTACAGTGGGATTCTCGGGAAGTAGTCGTAGTTCTTGAGCATACGCAGCATTTATGTTGTCTTGATATGTTTTTTTTTCCTGTGGAGACAATGGTTCCATTCTTGATTTTTTTTATATTAACAAAAAAAAATTAACGACACCATCACCGAGTTCATAGAAACGCATCGTAACCCGCCTGCAAATAAAAAAGATTATGAAATCCAAGTGCATTTAATTGTTCGGCAAGGTTGCGTGCCATGAGGCACCTGGGATTTCCACAGTAAACCACGATCGGCGTCTGTTCCTTTTGGATGGACAAGATTTTTTTCACTTGTTGCGGCGTGTATTGTGCATCGGCGGGAAGAGAAACAGCACCCTCCAAATGTCCTTGTTGGAAATATTCCAAAGGTCGTGCATCCACAACCCTTGCGCCCCGTGGAAGGCTATCCAGAAAAGAAGGCTCGACAATGCACAACACGGGGACCGTCTGAACCATATCGTCCCATTCACCCGTCGTCTCATCTCCATACACAAAATGGAAATGACGCGGATACACTATACCATTGTCAAAAATATAGATCTGGGGGCATTCCAGAGAGACCCGCAGTGTCCCCTCTGTGTTGGTGTGGGTCATACCACTGTTGGTCAAAGAGCCATAGGCCTCGTCTTTGTGTTGCAAGGGAAGTCCCACTTTGCGTGACTCGGCACCGAAATAAAAGACGGGTCGTTGAGGTTTAAGACCCTTGACGACAAAGGATTGCATGCCCTGGGCATTGATTCGACGAGCCTGGTACGCTTTTCTTCCAGGCACTTCCCGTAGGGGAGGTAAGGCGGATTGAACGACGGTATCCATGGCCTCGGAAGCATTTTGATATGCCTGTTGAAAATGAAGAGGCGTGGAAACGGTACAGGTACCACACGGTTTGAATTTTGACATTTTTTTTCTTTCTTCCTCCAAAGAAAAAAAAAAGAAGATGCTCTTTGTTCTTTTCAAAGCCACTATCCTTCTATCCTCTCCTCCTGTGGTTGAATTCTTGTATCCAAGATATTCAGAAGGAACACAAGGCACGATTGATATTCAAACGGTTTTTTTACCGGATACACAACAAGATCGTCATACTTACACGATTGACATTAATTTGAAGCGACGCTATCATACCACCACCATTCCTTCTTCCCTCTCCTTCTTTGTCGATGCACCCACTGGACAATCTTTGAGTGCATCTTCTTTGATAGGCACCATAACCTCTAAATCGGGAGAGTTCCGTTTTGTACAGAAAATACGCCTGGATGCTGATACGAATCTTATTACATTTTATGCATAAAGGTTAAAACGTTGGATACGGCTGTAGGCTTTTTGTAATCTGTTGTTTGAAGGAATCGATGGTCGTCCAATCATCCAGCAAGAAACCGTGCACATCCCCCGAATTAGGTCCCAAGCTCCAGAAGAAATGATTCCTTTGTTTCTTACTGATTAGATATTGTACCAGCGTCTGCATCCAGGGACCATCGAGATCAGTGATCCCACCATACTCTCCAATAAAAAACGTATGTCCGTCATCCACAAGAAATCCAAAAGAATTGGTCCAATCCTGGTACAATTGCGGAATATTATAAATATCCGTCGAACTCACCACAGAACGACCATAAGTATGGGCGCTATAGACCACTCGCTGGGCAATGGTCGGGGAATCGAATTGCAGGGGGTGATATCTCGCCTGGGACAAATCTTTTCCCCAACCGATACCCTCTACGAGCATAAGCCAATGGTCCGTGTTATAGCGAGCCACGATCTCTGAAATCGCATATTCGGCAAACGAATTCCAATCTGTGCTTGTATCCCCCGTACCCCACGTCGCCCGTCCATGAGGCTCATTGAGTAAATCAATCGCAATGAGAGAAGACCGGTCGTGGTATCGGTCCAGGATCACAAACCACGTGTTGATAAAATCGCCGGCGGAAAACATGTTGTCGGTAGGACTGTACCATAGCTCCGAAATATATTCCTTGTGCAACCGATGCAGATCCAACATGATGTGCATCTGTCTCTCCTCGGCCATATCAAATAATGTGTCCAAGATCTCGATCGATTTCTTATGCTGATTTTGGGGATCCGCGCTAATCATGGATCCGTCCGGATACAAATCAAAATTATACAGGATCCATTCCGCAGAAAAGGGTACACGGATAGTATTGAATCCATTGTCCTTCATCACGTCCATGTAAAATGACATGGGATGCGTCCATAACCCATTCGTAACAAAATCCTGCGTCTCAAACCCAAACCACGAGATACCACTCAGATTATAAACTTGGTTACTCTTATCGTAAATCACACCATCCTTGGTTTTCCAGGCTTGCACTCCCACGCCTCCCAACCCCATGATGGTGGCCAGACCCAAGAACCTAAAGATGGAAACACATTTCATTCTGTCTTCTTTTTTTTTACAATGGGACACTCTGTTTAAATCAACGCATCCAATCATGGAAAGAGTCGTCTTGAAAAAAAAAAATTATTATTAAAAAATAAATGAGCAAGAGCGATCACGGCATTCTAAGCAGTGAGACACGTCCCTGGGGAAGGTTTGACATTCTTTACGATGGTGATTGCAAGATTAAACGTCTTGTGGTCACTCCGGGCAAGCGTCTTTCTCTGCAAAGCCATCATCACCGTCGTGAAGTGTGGCTCGTGATTCATGGTAAGGGCAAAGCACAGGTCGGTGAAGAAATCCGGGAATTACAAGAAGGTAGTTTGGTCACGATCGAGAAGGAACAGAAGCACCGGTTGATTCATGATGGTCCATCGGAGGCTCCGAATCTGGAGATTATCGAGATCCAGACAGGGACGTATTTTGGAGAAGATGATATCATCCGGTATGAAGATGATTTTCAACGTGTATAAAAAATTATTTTGTCAAGTAAATAATAGAGAGTTATTATGTCGATTGACGTTGTCAGAATTTCTACTATCAAGACGGCGAATCCTTATCATATCATGAAATACTCTACGTACAAAAGTCCTTTGTATACACAAAACTCGTATTCCATCTCCGCTCAAGGATCCATTTCCACTAAATATACTTGTGCATGCATTACTGTTCTTGATGTCCTGGCATCCACCACTACTTCTCTTATCATGTTAATAGCTATCATGATTCCAACACTCAATCATGGAAACCCCATATTTGCCCAAGGAGTCTATTCCTGTTCTTCTGCTGTACTGTCATTTTACAAGGCCCAATATCAGGGAACTGTTTCTTGGTCCAGCAGAGAGACTGCCAGTTTGACCCTTTACACAGGGGATGGATTGGACGTTTATATGTCCTCATTACAAAAAACTGCGGGAGGAATTATCAATTTACAGAACATCCTTAACCGTTATCCTTTTCCGTCTTCGGCCGTCATCAATAATACTAATGTAACAAATGTCACGAATGTTACTAACATCATTGAGAACCATAATGACCCCGTTCCAGGAACAAGCACAATTTATCTCCAACTCAATCCTCTTACTTCACAAACCGTTGTACAAACACCTCTCTTTAGCAATGGACTAACATTTTTAAACGGGATCAATGGTGACACGGGCACTTTTACAGGATCTCTTTTTTCTCTTGCCCACAATATTGGAACTGGAACCTCGAGTCTTGACTACAATTATTCTATCAATGGCACCTCGGTCTTATCCGCCACGGCCTTGGGATCCGGTGTCACCAGTTCATCCTTGACCAGGGTGGGTACACTTAGTGCCCTCAATCTCGCTTCGGGTACTTCCTACGAAATCGATGGCACGTCGGTCTTGTCCGCTACGGCCTTGGGATCCGGTGTCACCAGTTCGTCGTTGACCACCGTTGGAACACTTAGTGCCCTCAATCTCGCCTCGGGTACTTCCTATCAAATCAATGGTACGTCTGTCTTGTCCGCCACGGCCTTGGGATCCGGTGTCACCAGTTCATCATTGACCACCGTTGGTACACTTAGTGCCCTCAATCTTGCCTCGAGTGCTTCCTACGAAATCGATGGCGCGTCGGTCTTGTCCGCCACGGCCTTGGGATCCGGTGTCACCAGTTCATCCTTGACCACCCTTGGTACACTTAGTGCCCTCAATCTCGCTTCGGGTACTTCCTACGAAATCGATGGCACGTCGGTCTTGTCCTCCACGGCCTTGGGATCCGGTGTCACGAGCTCGTCCTTGACGAGCGTCGGAACACTTAGTGCCCTCAATCTCGCTTCGGGTACTTCCTACGAAATCGATGGCACGTCGGTCTTGTCCTCCACGGCCTTGGGATCCGGTGTCACGAGCTCGTCCTTGACAAGCGTAGGAACACTTAGTGCCCTCAATATTGCCTCGAGTGCTTCCTATCAAATCAATGGTACGTCGGTCTTGTCCGCCACGGCCTTGGGATCCGGTGTCACCAGCTCGTCCTTGACGAGCGTCGGAACACTTAATACACTCAATCTTGCCTATGAGGCTTCCTATCAAATTAATGGCACGTCGGTCTTGTCCGCGACGGCCTTGGGATCGGGAGTGACCAGCTCGTCGTTGACCAGCGTCGG